CGATCCAATGATACATTTAGAATCGTTTAATGGAACACAATTACATTTAGACCTTATTCAGTATAGAAATTCAAAAGAAGCATATGAGAATGATAATATTCACATTTCACCAATAACAGAAGCCTTTCTAAAATCCCCTTTTAATGATGTAGAAATGATTAGTAGAGAGACAGAACGATTTTTGGTTAAATTAGATGAAGAGAATAAAAGATACGATGCTTTCAAAAAACATTATGATCCTGAAGAACAAAGACTTTTTGAAGAATGGAAAATGAATAAAGATCCCGATGAAGAAGTTGAAGATAATTCAAATTTCAATCAAGAAAATGAAAATGTTGAACCAAGGAGTGTTTGGGAACTTCTTTCAGAAGCAACTACCGAAGATTTATTTAAATTTAAATTAGATATTTTTGAACAAGAAGTGGTGCAAGAATCTGAAAACAGAGAATTAAGATCCAAAATAAGAAAATCAAAATCTATTTGTGAAGTGTGTGCGACCTATCAAACCCTTCTCGATAATGAACCGAATAAAATTAATGAAGAATAAAAAATGGCAGTAAATAGACCGATAAGATGGGATTCATCAGGTTATCTTAAAGAAATGTCGGATAGTGATCTTGAATTATTATCTTATCATTTGCGTAAAGCATGGGCCGCCGATTTATCCGCCACTTATACTGGAGATGCCGATAGAAATGGTTCAGCAACCGCAACTAACGGTTTTGGTGCAATGTATAGAGCAGGTAGTGGATCAGCATCTAGTGCAGATTATAATTATATCCAAACTCTTACAGATAAAAGAAAAAATGCAGTTTATACGTCTAAATCAAATAATGCTCATGATAATTATGGAGATGATGATGATACTTTTACTGGTCCTACAGAGGCGGATTTCGATACATCAGAATCCGTCAGACAATCATTTTATTATGAAGAGTGGTTAAATGCAACTCCACCCCCTGAACCGACTCCTACAATTAGAAATGTAAACACATATGTTAAATGGGATACCGCATCATCTGCTTTACAAATAGAAGGTATTGATGCCAATTTGCTTGATACGATTATTGCTCACGCAAATTATAATATGATGAATGATGATGGGGTTGGACTTTTATCAGTCGCTACTTCAAGTCCTGGTGGTGATTATACTGACTTAGGCACGTTTCATCAAAACACCATAATGTCATTTGATACAGGTAGTCCTGACACAGGCGGTGGAGGTTCATCAGTTGTTGCAACAAATAAATTATACATCAGAACACAAAATTCATCATTTGATGAAGCAACACCAAGAGGTTCTGAAACATCAAAATTCATGCTTTGGAATTCTGGTAATAATTATTTAGAACAAGTAGATATAGCCACAAATGATTATGCATATATTATAACTAATATACTTTTACCAGCATGGAAAAGAAGTGCATCTTTTGATGGTGTTTCTGGAGATTATGGGTTTCCAAGATATAAATTTGAAACTTCTGCGCCAAGCAATACTTATGACAGAAATCAAGGAACTTTATTAGATACTGTTTATACAGATAGTTCTGAACAAGGTGTTTGGGGTGAGGGTATTGGAACCACATCTGGAACATATTATAAGGCTCGATATGGATCTGGTGCTATAACAACAAATACAACTCACTATTTTACTGCATATGTTCCATCAGGTGCAATCAGGACCGTGTAGGTAAATTGATAAATTTTCCACCAAACATTTGATGTATTATTTTTATGTCTGGGTTATAACCATCTAGATATAACCAGTCACCTGGATATAATGTATTCATTCTTGCCCACCACTCTTTTGTCGGATTCTTCACACTTTTAGTAAACCAAGTCTCTGGTAAAAATTTTAATTCTAGCCTTTCCTTAACCGAATCTTCTACAAAATATTGTTCACCATTTACTGGACCTACAGTAGTGCCATTATCTATATAAAATCTCTGCCAATATAATTTGTCTTTCATGAATTTTTCGTAAATATATTTACAATCTTTTGGATAATATTTAAAAAATCCACCGTTCACAGAATATGAAAGTCCAGATTTTGCGGTGTCTCTCCACCATGATTTTGCTGAAAGAAATTGACCTCGTTCTATTGGATAATTTATAGCATCCATATAATCATTTATAAATTCTAAATCAATATCAATCACAACAACCGGTTCATCAATATCCATATTCATAACTCGCATTTTATTCCACTGCAATCTCACACCATCTAATTCATCACGTATCCATGTGACATTTGGTAATTTAGAATTGATGTAATTTTCTACATCTTGTCCAAATTTCTCACCTATTCTAATAGCAAATACTCTTGTGTCCATGGTATCTTTCTCATCATAGTGTGAAAATTATGATTAAATAAACAAACTGGATAATGCATTATTTCAGTAGAATACATGAATGACCAACAGGTTCTTTCATACAATTGTACTTCACATTCATTATAAAGATATTCGTCAATACCTCTCCAGTATTTCACTCTGCTATAATCTTCATCATTATAAAAATCATCGTAAATATAAGAATGATCCCCATACCATGACATAATTGATGAGTTGAAAGGTGTGTGTAATCTGTCTCTCCACCAAGCATATAAAGTTGTAAAATTATCACGTATAAGATGATTGACATCACCTTTTATAACAACATCCAAATCAAAATAAATATAAAATTTATTCTCCGTGCAGATATCAAACATTTTTAATTTATCGTATACTGCACCTTCACCCTCTCTTATGGCAATGATATTATCAATTTTTAATTTACCAAACTTCTCTGCCATGTAAATTAAATTTTTTTCATACCACTCTTCATATTTGTCGCCTGTTCGCACAAAAACAAAATCTACCATTGCCCTATAACCATGTATCTATCGTATAACGGCAACTTTTGAGTGCCTTTATATAATACTCGATTAATATGATTTTTATCAATCAATTCTTCAACATTATTTACGCAATTAATATGATCGTCTAACGTAAAATAATTATTTGATTGTATTGCTAAAATAGGAGAATCAGGATAATCTTTATAATATTTTCTCATCGACACAATATCCGACATATGTTCGGAAGAAGTATTAATGACAATATGCCTTCTACGTAAATCAGTTCTTTCAAAATAATCTCCATATTGAGCAATTTTAAAAGCAGGATCGAAATGATTTATATATTGAGCAACCACTTTATGACAATTCTCATCTATGTCATACAAATCAATTTGTTTTATCTTAAAAATACCAGATAACAACTCTATTAATGGAAACCCAAACCATGATCCTATAATATCGATGTGTACTTCATCAGTGTATAATTTGATATTTTTTAATTTTTTTATTAGCCAAAGTTTTGAATCATATTGCCCTTGTGAAACAGAATCCTCAAAACTTTGATAATAAGATGGTATATTATTATTAACCCACTGACTTACCCAATAATATGGTGTCTCTCTATTTTTGTTCTCACAAATTGAAATATGTTCTTTCTCAACACCTATTTCATCCCTAACTTGACCAATTTTATCACGGATTAATCCGATTTCGATGTTATGTTCACCAATGACCCCATTCAATTCTCCTATTTTAATTTTATGATCACTGATTTTATTTTTATTCTGACGCCAATTTTTAATTTGATCCATAAACGCAATATTGATTATATTTTTTATTTCTACTCGGAACAATAAACGAGTCAAAAACGTTTGTTATATTATTCTGTTCTATTAATTGTTCAACAGATTTTATTGGATTACAATCTCCATTATGCTCTTTATCATCACCTTTTAGAATTAATGTCAAACCTTTTTTCATTTTACCAACAGGGAAAGTTTTTTCACAATTATAATTCACTACACAATCTTTTGAAAATGTCACATCATCAAATACAAAGTCTTTACATGTGATTGTAGGTATATCTCTAAAATTTATATCATAATTAATACACTCTACGTCAATACCTAGCCCTCTTATTTTTTTTAATAACAAAAAACTAGGGCAACAGAGAAGTGTAACCTCATCATGATTTATAATCCATTCGAGTAACTTATCCATAGATCCTTTGCTGATGATTCATGCAATTCAAAATGTTTAACATCATGCATATTTTTATTATTATACAAATGAGATGTATTAAAAAGAGTTGCCTTATTTCTCAGTTCATATCCCTGCTTGTTGAAATTTGAGAATATTCCATCTTCCCACAAATTTAATTTGTTTTTTCTAAAATGCTGATAAAACAAATATTTGTCTAAACTTTTATAAGTCCATTCAATTTTTTCCCAATGTTTATGAGTATAATCTAAAAGCCATGTTGCAGTGCCTTTATCCCAAGCAACAAACGATGAGTTTGTATGGCAAGATACACCACGACCAAAATTAAACAAACTCAATCTTTCGTAATCATTCCAATAATTCCATATGAAAGTTATATTATTGTGAGGTCTCGTGATAACTTCGGTCATATCATCATGTACTAATAAATCTAAATCTATCCACAAATTTTTATCATATTCATCTTTGTCAATTAACATTAATTTTTCATATGTAAATACTCTTTTTGTATCATAAGGTCTTAATTCTTGAATATCCCTAACCTCAATATTTGAATTTATACCGTCTGAATTATCCGTGTAACACGTAAAAAGAAATGGTACTCTACAATGACGTAACAATCCACCATATGATCTATTCACATATTCGGGCCCATAAAGAGAGCCCCATTTAAGACAATTAATTTTTATTTTACTCATAGATAAACTGTTCTTTTGATTTTTGTTTTTTAAAAATATTTTTATGAAATTCTTCCAAAAGAGATCTATTACTAAAAAAATTTAAAATAATATTCGACAATATTTTATGATTACAATACGATAAATGATTTGCTCTTTGATTATTCATTGTATCCGAATTATGCCTCAACTCATTTTCACATAAAGATACATTCCATAAAATATTTGAATTGAGATTGAAATAATCATCATTAAGACTCGATAATTCATAATGATCATATTTTTTATATTCGAAACAACGAAAACAAATTGTTTTTATTTTTTTTAAATTTGAAAATGTTTTTAAAAAATATAAGTTTTTTATATTTGCCCTATCTATTTCCTCTTTGAGGGTGTCATATGTTGATATGATATCGTAAGAAAAATTCTCAATATACAATTCTATTTCTTTTGGAAATATCAATTCATTATTCAAAAAATAATCTATATAATCATATCCTAAATCTTTATCATCCAAGAATTTAAACGGTAATCTATATTGAGAAGATAACATAAAAATAATTTTATCACCCTCTTTTATATTATTTTGTTCAACATGTTCATAAAAAAATTTAAATGATGAATATGGGCCTTTTCCGCCTTCTGATGTATTGACAACATTTTCTCTCATCTCTCTCATTACAATATCATACCACAAATCATCTATCTCACCATCATAATAACAATCGTCATATCGACATGAAAAACTATCTCCAAAAATAAAAATTGTCATTTAATTTTACTCATAGATAAAAGTAGGAGGAGGCGGTTCATCACCAAAATCTTCAGCAAAAGGATCATCATAATATTCATATGCAAACCAACTTGTGTCTGGATCATCATTATTTAAAATATCATTACAAAATTTAGCAAAATTTATATTTTGTTTTTCGGTCATATGATTATATAATGCTGCCTTCGTCCTTATTATTCCTACCATAAAAGATATTGGAGTTCTCACATAATAAAAATTAGGCGAATTCAAATTTTCAAAATCCAGTTTATCTAATAATCCTGTAGATTCTATATTGAAATTTTTACACTTTGACGTATAATGATTTAAACTAAAACAGGTAAATACAAGAAATTTTATTTTTTTATTTTGTTTAGACAATAAGTGTAAAAATGTTATATTTTTTACGTTTTCATAAAGAAACATTGGACCGAGAGTATTTGCGACTGTTTTTATTTCATTCTCATGTTTAAAAAATCTTGTTTTATCGTCGATGACTACTTGAACTATGTTGTTAAAGAGTGGATGCAAGAGATTGAAATGTTCTTGTATTTCTTCATCAGAAGAGTCTTTGGTTATTTCTCCGCCTTTTAACTGGATGTGTAATTGCGAATCTTTTCGTATTTCTTCTGCTAATAGAAACATACCATCTGCCGATACACCCTCGTGTTCTAACCATGGAAATTCCATTCTTTTTTGATCGGAAAGCAATACAATAACAGTATCAAACTTTCTTATTTTGTTGCTCTCGTAGTCACGAATTAATTTTTTTAAACTCCAATTAGGTCCTGTTCCACCTGCACCATTACTAAGCAATTTTTGTTTTTGCATTTTTGCTAATTCAAATGGCCAATGACCTTTTTCCCAAGTGCATTCACCAAAACTATCTGAATATAAATGTATTGACATTTTATCTCCATTGATCACCAAATGCATCAAATCCTGTTCCACATTTTTCTGCACAAACTTTTGATTTACCATTCGAACAACTTGAAATATTCCATGATTTTTCTATATTTTGAAAAAAACTTCCCTCTATAATTTTTCGCAAAGGATTATGTAAGGCATTAATAGTTTGTAACTCATTATTGAGATATGACCACATTTGATTTTGTCCCAAACGTTCATAAGATTTGTAAAGTTTACCAGCCGTCCAACAACAAGGAGTTACTAATCCTTCTGCTGAAATATATATTTCTCTCGTTTGTAAGGATTTACATACTATTTCTGTAGCATCAAGATATGAATTAAAATCTCCATGGTTGTTTATTAACTTTTCGTAATCATTTACACTCTTGTTCTGATATTCTTTTTTGCTCGGTGGTTTAATCTCATTACCTTTAGATGTTTCCTTTTTGTCTATTTTATTTCCTTTGTATGATTGTACCCATCTGCCTGTTTTTTTCTTTATAAATTCAAGACCAAATAGTTTTGCCATACGTTCTGCTTCTTCTACTTGATGTTCATTATGTTCGAATATTAAAAAAACCCAAAGACCTTTTCCTCCTGCTTGTGTATAAACGTCCATTGAATTTTCAACTCTTTTCCAATCAACATTAACTCTATATAGATGATTTGTATCTTCAAGTCCATCAACTGAAAAAGTAACCTTACCGTTTTTTCCAAAAATTTTTGCAAGATTTTTCCACCAATCATTTGATCGACCACCTCCATTTGTTGTCATATGTAGATAGAGATCAGAATTATTATATCTTAACCATTCATACATGTCAAGCGTATCTTTTGCAACCATAGGATCACCATGATTTCCGCACATGAGAAAACTATTTAATTGCTTTGCAAAATCAGAATCTATTATTTGCTTGAATTGATCTAAGGAAAGTTCAGCATTTTTGATGTGAGGATTATTTGTTCTATCACACATCGGACATAATGCTTGACACCTCTGAGTTGGTTCAAAATGAACGTGAGTTATTTCAGTAGATTTATACATTTTGTTTTTAAGACATTTAAACAATCATCAAAATTACCAGAGCAAAAATGTCCTTGATTATTAAATTCATTTTTGAATTCTTCTAGTTTTGTAAATGCTATCGTATCAATTTTCATTGCTCTTGATAGGTGTGTCCACATACCTTCCGATGATATAAAAAAATGACTTCTTGATAATAACTCAACATTTCTTTCATAATTTACATCCTCCAATCTTACAAAAGTTAGGTTTGAAAATTTACTTTTAGCCTTTTCAAACTTTTTCAGCATTTCAAAAGTTATTGATGTGTATTCATCAGCATTATGTTCAACAAAAGACCCATCATCATTAATCATATAGAACATAAATGTAATTATCGTTTTAGTTTTTGGTTCAAAATTTATCGGCCAATATTTACCATCTTCCCAAAATTGATCATGAGATTTTAAATAGATTTTATTTTTATAAAAATTATTTCTATCACATTCTTCAAACCGTTTATAATTATTTTTTTTGTTAGTTATTATTTTATGTTTGATTGGTTTACAATTAAAAAATTCGATAACGTCATAAAAATTATTGGCAGATAATATTAACTCTTTTTTTACCTGCGAGTTTGGATTTGGTTTAGTATATAAATTAATTTGAACATCTATTGCATGTCCAAAAGAATTAATGGTGTACAAAAGAATAGTAGTCATAATAAATCTATCCCCCAAACCACCATCATTTAAAGGAAAATCAAATGTCAAAATATTTTCTGGAAAGGCATTATATTTTTTTATATACCAAAAAATGACATTTTTATAAAACTGGAGACTGTTATGATCTGCTTTAAATTGTTTAATAAAATTATTTGTAGCATCAAAATTAAATAGTATTAAAGATGAATATTGCTGTAACTCTCTTAAAGTATAATCTTCTATAATTTTTTTAATTGATCGTTCGTCCATAATCATCTAAAATATCTATCAAATCTGAATTCAAAAAATCTTTATAAGTTTGATTTCTGGTTTCATCCAAAAGTGCTATTTCATTATATAAGTTTTTTATATTTTTATTTTTATAATTGAGGGAATGGTCTATTAATGAAATCACTTTGTCAATTTCATAATGAAAATAATTACCTTTATGCATATAATCATATTTTTTAGTTCTGAATGTTTCAAATTTAGTTTGAAACTCTGTAATATCTTTTTTGACTTTCATTAAATAATCATTTGGTAGGTTTGCAATATCTATACCTCTACCATGAGGTCTCACTTCCGACATAAAAATATTACAACGTATCTTATCATGAAACATCAAAGATGTCCATTCTAAAAAATCAACAACATTACCGATATTTAAGGCGGATAATACAAGATTAATATTTAAAGCATAAACATTAGTAGATTTCTTAAACCATTTTTTTATGTTTTTTTCCAACATAGTAAAATTTGCGTTATGTCTTATATAATCATATATCGAATCAACCCCATCAATACTAAAAGAATGTCTTTGTATTCTAAATTGATTCATCAAATCTATTATTTCATCTGTAATTAACATTGCATTTGTATGCAAAACCAACTCTGTGTCTTTACTATTACCGTCTTTTACAAATTTTCTTAAAAGATTTAGAATATTATTATCATATAAGGGTTCACCTCCTGATGCTTTAAATACTTTAATTTTATCCGTATTATTATAAATCCATTTTATAAGGTGGTTGTTTTTTACATTTTGAGGTAAATTGTGAGATTTAATTGAATTATTTGAAGCATCATCAAATAAAGACATTTTATTATTTTTTTTAAGTTTGTCTACATCTTCCCATATTTGATGTGAAGATCCTGTATTGCACATTCTACATGCTAAATTGCATTTATTGGATAAAGATATGTCAACTTCTTTTAAATCTGTATTAAATTTTTCAGGGAATTGCCATCTAGTATAAAGTCTATGAGACATTATACCTTTGTCTTCTAAATTCCAACAAGTTGAACATCTTTCATCTCTTATATTATTCAACAAATTGCTACGCAATTTGTTGAATTTTTCATGATGAAATATTTCTTGTGGAGACAACCCTTTTAATTCGTTCTTTGTTAAGATTGAATGAAACTCCTCTGTTTGCTTATCACGAGTGTCATGCATCATACAACAAGGAGCAACCGCTTTTAAATCATTTTTGTCATACAATTTAAAAACTATAGCATAAAATGGATAATAACAAAACGTATTGTCTTTCGAAGGTTCAATCATTATAGTATCTTTCAAATTCTGGCCACTCTTCTAATAAATTTGTATTGTGAATAATATCATATTTTTTTAAGTATTTTATACCTAATTTGAAATGTTCATGTTCTTTTAAACTTGAATCGAACAATCTATGAGTTTCATTTCTTTCTTTATAAATTTCTACAATATCATTTGGTAAATTATTTATTTGAAGATAAAATGGCTCAACTAAAACATTAAAAAAACTAGGTTTCTTTCTATATTTTAGACAAAAATTTGTTATTTCAGATTGATATCCGACGTTTAAAATAGACATTGTTGAACAAAATTCAAGATTAAAAAACGAAATTAATTGCTCGATATTTTTTGTTTTTTCTACAAAATTAGTTCCTCTTCGTATATACTCATCTTTTTTAAAAACACCATCTAAAGATACATTGATAGTAAAAGACTGAAATTTGTCATAAATTGCTCTAAAATTTTTCACAAGTTTTGACATATTAGAAAAAACGACAAGATGTATACGTTCAGCAAATCTATTTTTTATTATCCATTGAATAAACTCATAAAATTCATCATTGATAAAAGGTTCTCCACCAGAAATAATTATGCGCCTTATATTAGGAATTAATGTTATTAACTCCTTATAAAATTTTTCATTAAAATTATATGTAATCGAATTCATATCCAGTACAAATTCATAATCGAATGATTCTTGATATAATTTACCATATTTCTCAAAACTTGCTTTACTAATACTATCTTTCAATTCTTTAAAAACCGTCATTTCTTTTTTGTCATTTCTTTCTTGTGCCCATCTAGAAGATGAATAAGGACCACATGTCAAACATTTCAAATTACAAAGATTGCCAAATTTCAATTTTATTGTATCAGAAGTTGGTCTTAAAAATTTATTATTTTTAAATTGTTTAATAATGTTTTTATTTATTTTTGTTTCTCTTCTCGACCAAGAATTTAGTTCTTCACGTTCTATACAATGAATACATGTGCCTCGTATTTTTTCTGTTAATTCACCTCTTATCATATCAAATCTAATTTCATTTAGATATTCCGAATTAAAATATTCTAAAATAGATTTATCATTTGTATTGATTTTTGAACTTAATCTCGCATCACTACATAACTTATATTCGTTGAGAGAATCAACATAGACATATGTAAAAGGAAGGGCACAAAAAACTTTGTTGTCTATTTCCATAATGGTAATTTACAATTTGATTTTCTCTTAGGTATTTTACTATCAGCAGAACTTACACATGCATCTGTAATGCATACTTTTGGCTCATCGAATAGTTTGAATCCTGTCTCAATATTTCCTAAAGGACTATCTCCGCAAGAATAAGACCGCTTAATGCTCCCATCAGGCTCGCGGATAATGCAACTGCGATAGCCAGTGCTACAAATCCACCCTCTGAAATTATTAAAATTAAATGCGTTGAATCTTTCTGCTTGGTCAAGATACCACTCCTTTCCTTCGTCATCATTCATAATGATTTCAAATTCTTGACGAATGTTCTTGAGTTTTTTAGATTTGACCTCCATGTTTGTGATTTGAGGCATACCATTATGTAGTATTTTCATCTGTTCATCTGTATATCCATCAACAACTTTTGATGCGGTAGAATCACTTTGAGGTTTGAGTGTGACATTCACACCACGTTCATAAAAATACGTAAGGTCTTTATATATTTCGTCAAAGTGTTCAGGAACCATCACGGAATTGATTGTTACTCTCACACCATTACGCTGACAAAAATCTAACTTATCCGCAAACTCTTCTAACTTATCAGGTGTGACAAACTCACGATGAAAAGATGCAGTTATTGATGCTCTTGAAAATTTCTTTGCCGACTTTACATATCGTTCAAACCATTTTATAGGACGAGAACAATTTGAAGTCATATGTACTGAAGTATAGTTTGTGTTCTTTACATCATCAGCAAGATATTCAAGTATATCCAAATATCCTGGATGAAAAGTAGGCTCACCTCCAGATAGACTAAAATGAAAAGAATTAAAATTCCGTTGTCTTGCTTGTCGCTTAATTTCGTCAATTGTCTTGAGGCATAGATCAGTAGGACGATGATCTTTCGTATTACTTCTCGCATACGGCCAACAATATGAACATCTATAATTACAAAATCTACCTAATAACCATGAAACAGTAAACAAATCTGACAACAACATTTTGTGTGTGCCAACACGTTCAATTTTACGCCATGGTATTTTTGTAAAATCGTATTCGCTAGATTTCATCTTATTCTGATAAGTTCATTATCTTCAATTTGATAATTTTGAAAATAATCATTAAAATTTTGACCCCATAATTCATCTGATTTTTTTCTATAAATTAAAAATCTATTAAAATTATTATATGATAATCTTGTGTTTTTGACATAATTCGTAATATAGTTAAACCATTTTGTTGCTTTCAATTTAAATTTTGATTTAATATTTTTTAATAACTGTTCTGTTTTTTCAAAATCTTTTAAAGTTTCTTTTTCAAAATCAAACATTATTATAGATGGATTAATATATTTTGGAGTTTGCACTATTGAAGCATCAAAAGAACAATTCAATTCGAAAAACGAATCAAAAACATCATATATGTCCATAATTTGATAAATTGATGTTGTACAAGAAATGTCTATATGCGAAAACTTGTTAATTTTTTTGAAGTCAACTAAATTTAATTTTAGTTTGTCCCACTCACCACCATGTCTAAAATATGAGTAAGTATTTCTACCTGCATCAACAGAAATAATTATACAGGATTCTTTGAATTTACTTAAAACATCCGATAATTCATCTACGCTAAAATTTGCATTAAAGTTCGTATGAAAAGAAATGAGCATATTTTTAGCATTTGGATGCTCTGCTAGTTTTCTTAGTGTGGGAAAAAATTGTTTTTGATATAATAATTCACCACCCGCAAAATCAACATATCTTACATTAGGAAAGTTTTCGTTTAAATCTTCTACGATTTTGATTGCCTGTTCAGTTGTCAATCTCATTTCAGAATTATCGTTTGGGCCATGTCTGTGTTCTGTTCCCATAAGTTGTCGTAAATCATTTCTTATGACTTCATGATCTGGTTCATAATTTTTTAATTTTTTAGACCATCCAGATGAATAAACCTTTGAACAATGCAAACACGAAAAATTACATGCCGTGCTAAATCTTAATTCAACGTGTTTTAATCCTCTAAAGTCTACTGAGTGTTCACTCTCATTGTAACAATCCAGTAATGATCTATCGCCATTTTCCGCCTCATTAAACCCTGTAGCAGTATTTTTAAAAAACTTATTATTTTTTAAAACAAAATCCAATCTCATAGATTTTAAATTGTCTTTTTCCATATCCTCACATGTATCACATCCTGATGGCCAGACATTATTATGCAATAATTTTCGAATATGTTTAAAATTTTTATGATTGTAAATTTCGGATGGTAATATTGTTTCATTTGCAAAAACCAATTGATTTGCCTGTCTCGGGCATGTTGTAATGACACCATTTTTATAATTTATTCCACCCAATGCATAATAACAGTCTATCATGTTATCTCCTCGTGAATAAAGATATCTTGCTTTGCCTGTTTACATGTATTCCAACATCTTTCCATTGGTTTTGTTTTCCATGATTTTATTATATCATCAAACAAACTTCCATCAATAACTTCTGATGCACTTATATATTTCAAACTATTAAATAAAACTCCTCCATTTTTTTGATAAGCATGGTCAAACATTGTTCTAGGATTGTTACCAGCATGTATTTGTAAGAATTCCGAATTAAAAAAACAACAGGGCAATAGTGCTCCAGTATGACTTATAAATATTCTTTTCTGATTTGCATATTTGCATACTATTTCATGTTCTTCTTTTCTATTGACTTTCTTTTCTTCACTACCTTCCCTATGTGAATAAATTGTTCTGAAATGTTTAAAACCCTCTTCTTTAGAAATTTTTTTCGCCTCGTTCAACAAATGTTGATTATGTTCAAATACTATAAATTGCCAAGTAGCATGTCCGCCAGCCTTTATAAATTCTCTAAAATTTTCTTGAACTTTTTTGAAATTGCTTCCTATTCTATACTTCTCAAGAGATTTTTGATCAACACCATCGATACCAAAAAATGCAGATACTCCGTATTGTCCAATGGATTTCCAAAATTTTTTTGTTTTTGTAGAGCCATTTGTTGAAATATTGATATTACAGATTTTTGAAAAATAATCTACAATAGTCAAAATTTCAGGATGTAGAGTAGGTTCATCTATAGAACCGCAAAAATTAATTAGATCTAAATTTGGAAATTCTTTTTTTGTAATCCATCTTTTTAATTGATCAAATGTGATAACATCTTTATTTAAAATATTCTTGACTTTTGTTTGTTTTACTTGACGAAAACAACCTGGACAATCAATGTTACAGAACGATGTCAATTCAACATCTATCCATTCGATGGTATTATTGTTCCACATTGGTTTCTTCTTTTATCTAAAAATAAATTATATTTATAAAATAGATCGAGTAACTTAGGATCTGATGGTTGTTTTACAAAATTCATAATTGAATCTATTTGTTGTTGTTTTTTACCATATATTTTTTTATTTTTATCATATTCTGATAACACTCTAGTTTTTTCTTTTAATGGTAATACATTTGCACGTAAAATATTTGGTCCTTTAAGAGTAATATAATTAATATTTTTACTGTACATCGATAGTGTTTTATGTATTAATTCAATTTGACAGATATTTAAATTTTGAACAACGACATTGAATCCTAATATTATATTAGGCAATCTCAAAAACTTTTCTAAATTTTGAATTAATTTTTCATATGAAAATCCTCTTATGTATTCATATGTTTCCCCTACACCATCTACGCTCACTATCAATTCTATTTGTTTAAATTTTTCAGATATTTTTTCTATCCATGAAGGATATTTTGTACCATTTGTGACTAATAATAAAGAAATTTTTTCACTTTGTAATTTATTTAAAATTTCAAATGTTTGAGGCATCAATAGAGGTTCGCCTCCTTTTAACTCTAATAAAATATTACCATTTATTGTATTAGTAAATTCTACTAATTTTTCAACATCTTCATTAGAAAATACATAATTGGAAGAATCATCATATAAAGAAGACAATTTAACACCCAATCTTTTACCCTCTTTCTGTAAAGGTATCCAATCTTCTTTCCATGTTGTAGAATTTGTAGGATTACACATTCTACATTTTAAATTACAATAATTACCTAAACTGATATCAATTATATAATCTAATGGTTGTATAACATCATAATATTGTCTCTTACTACGAATTTTATTGTTCTCATCAAATTCACATCTTTCACAAGCAGAATGCCAAATATTTTTTGATAATGATTCTTTTATGTCTAAAAAATTTTGATTTATTTTAGAATAATCATCTATATCAGATATGTGAATTTTTTTATAAGGATGTTTTATTTTAGCACAAGGATATACGTAACCTTGTGGAGAAACCCAAAAACCATTTGTTGTAGCAAAACATTTTTTACTCATACCATATTTCGCTTTGCATCGGGTCTATACTAATTTCATTGACACATACATCTTTTGGCTGATCAATAATCCATTTAATATAATTTGCCGCAAGATTTATGTTCATGCATTTTCTAGTTGGATGTTTTTCTGCATTATTGCTCAATGTTCCAAAACTTACATATGCTATTTTAGGTTTATCAGACCATACACCACCAAGAGACAGTGTATTACAAAAATCTCTCAGTGCTTTTTTTTCTGCATTATAGATCCAAGGTTTACTATTCTTTACTCTATCAGTTGTGCTACCAATGCAGATAATAAACGGAATATGTTTGATTTTAACACAACTTTCGTAAACTTCATTTAATAAATTTGTTTGCTCAAATCGATATAAAGCACTATTCAATATAATTATTTCATGCTCTATTGTCAAATTTGCAAAATCTTTCTGGCCTTTTTTTGAGCATAAATCAAAACCATTACTTCTGCTACAAAACATAGCATCAGGATATAATTCAAATAATTCTTTTGCTAATCCTTTTTCTTTGTTACCTGTTATGATCATACTTCTTCTTTTATTACTGCTCTTTTTCCACCGTCACCACATGCCAAATAGCATCTTGATAGGTGTAATTCATGATTTTTATTCCAACTTTTTTCTAAAATTGTTTTAAACCATACACTATTTAAAATTTCTTCTATTCCTCTTTTATTTAAATTATTAAAATCTCGACCATTGTAATTTAAAATTTTTTCCATATTTTTTGTTTTTTTTGCTACATATTCATCATGTAAATGACAACATGGCCATAATTTTCTATTTGCTGAAATAAAATATTCATTTTTTATTTTATGTCTACACACAATATCTTCAGTTGAATAATCTTGTTCAACATAAATTTTATACTCTAATTGTTCATATGTTCTTGAATCAATTTCTTTTGCCGCTTTTGATTTATATTTTGCCTCGTCAGCATTATTTCTCCAACTTTTTCTTACAAACAATTTGACACCCATTTCTTCTGCTTTTTTCTTGGCCAAAGGTATTTCTTCTTTGTTATAATCAAACTCAATATATTGCCAAATAAGATGACCACCATTTTCTTTATACGTTTTAAAATTATCCCATGTCTTTTTTAAATTTACATTTTCTCTATAATCATTTCTTGTCACACCATCGATTGCCCAATGAATTTCCATCCTACCATTAGAATATTTTGACAACTCGGCCATATTAATCCAAAACTTTTTTGTTCTTATTCCGCCATTGGTTGATATTTCAATATTTTTCACTTTTTTTTGATATAAAAAATAATCTAAAATATCCTCTAACTCAGGATTTATAATTGGATCACCTAAAACACCACAAAATTTTATTTTGGTTTCAGATAAATCTATTGAAGTAAACCAGTTGACAATTTCTTTGTATGAAATATTGCCTTTATAGTATTCCATACCTTTGTTATCAAGAAGAGTTCTCATACAACCACTACATTTTGCATTGCACAAACTTGATAATTCTATTTCAAAAACTTTATCGAATTTCATAAATGGCACCTCGTTTAAGTCTAAAAAAATAAATCAATGTAGGTTTCCATACTGCTAGGAGTATTTCGAGACAAAATATATTTTTTCAATTGTTTAAAGTTTTGCTCATCATAAGAATTTGAATACAAATATTTACTTAATGGATTTTGAAAATCATTTTCAATTTTTTTGTTTTCATCTAAAATATATTTTTTTATTTTATCTGGTAGATATGACATATTCAACCATGAAGGTTCCATCAGAAAATCCCATGACCAATTTATGAATTCGATATTTGACCAATCTATTGCCTCTTCAAAAAAAGGTGCATTTAAACTATGCATAACAAAATGCGGAATAAGATAAACTTTTCGTTTTTTATCAGAGTGCCATTCAAACCATTTATACCAATTCTTTTCAAATTTTGTCCATTTTGTTCCAAATCTTACATATTCAGCAACATCTTTTACACCATCGATACTGATGTTCAGTTTAACATGATTAAAATCTAAAAGAAGATTTAAAAATTCTTCTCTTGGAAAAATAGAATTATTAGTCACTAAAAATAAATTAACATTTTGTCGATGTATTTGACTCAATAATTTAAAATTATTTTTATCTAAAAAAGGTTCGCCACCTAATATTTTAAGATGATTTAAATCTTTAAAATAACGAAAATTTGGTAACTCATTAATAATCGTTTTACCGAACTGATTTGAAAATCTTGGTCCACAATCAACACATTTAAAATTGCATTTATTTGATACAGAAATTTCTAAATTTTTAAAGGTAGGGTTGTCAATATATTTTTTTTCGTATCTTTCGTTAAATTCTTGTCTATATGATACTTTTCGTTTACCATTATGCATTTCATCTATATCACATTTTTTACATTCTGGCAGTTGCTCACCGCTCAACATTCTTTCTCGTATTATTTTATTTTCTTTACTATCAAAAGCATCTTTAATATCTTTGTAATTACCTTTCAGCGGTTTCTCATACATGCAACATGTGCGAAACTGTCCATCAGGATTTTGTACCATATGCACAAAAGGAGCCATGCAAAAACTCATGACAACCAATCAACTAACATAGGGTCTAAATAATTTTTAAAATTTTGTTTTCTTGATGAATCAAATGCAACTATTTCTTTTAACATTTTTTGCCTATTTGAAAAACCATTTTTTATTGCCGATTTATAAAATTCAATGGCTCGATTTTTATCTGTAAACTTTTCATCTAAATCTTGAGCATCTTTAATGGCCACATTTAAAAGATTTTCATTCAAATTATCAATGCTTATTCCCTGGTTTCTATCCCACATATCAGAGTAAAAAATTTTAAAATTAGATTTAAAAATTAATTTACACCATTCTTCGTGTTTTTTTAAAAAATTAAAATTAAGAGATGACATAACGAGACATATTACAACAACACAATTAGTAGAATTTGAAATTAATGTTTCTATTGACTTTTCAAGTCTAAAAAAATTCATAGGATATCTAATATACTCATAATTTTCATCTACACTATCAATAGATATTGAAGTTTGTAATTTTTTAAATTGATTTAATTTTTCAATTGTTTTTTTATTGAATAAAGTACCATTTGTATGAGTTACAATTTTAGTGTTTTTAGCATCACCAGTTTCAATATATCTATCAATTATTTCATAAAACTTCTTAGAAAAAAAAGGTTCGCCACCAGTAATAGATAAAATTTTTATCTTATGTGTGTTATTCATTAACCATTCATACACTAGACTATCTTGTGAATTTGTTTTTCCTTGTTTAAAATTATCAATTCTTATATTATTGCCATTAAAGAATTTTAAATCTTTTTCCAAATAACTGCTATTAGAAGGATTGCATGACCTGCAACCTAAATTGCATTTGTTATCCAATTTTATTTGCATATTTGAAATTTTACCATCCTCTACATAAAAACTATCTTGAGAATAAAATCTAGAAGATGTGATATTTTTACTCTCTAAATCCCAGCATACGGAACATAATGGATTTTTAATATTATTTAATGCATCATATCTGAGTTTTTTATATGTTTCGGAATCGAATACCTCTTGTGGAGTTTTTTTATCTAAATCGACTAATAAAATATCATTCTTATCGGCATTTTGCTTTTGTGACCATCCTCCTATAAAACAACAAGGCCATGCACTCTCTGGTTTATTATTATTCCAGTTCAAATACATCACAGACCTAAAAGGATATGCACAATATGTATTATTTTTTTCAGGTTTCATCTAATTCTAAAAATTCTTTTTTTACTGTTTTATCTATTTGCCAATTACTATATTTTTGATCAATTTTTTCAAAACCTAATTCATCTATTGTATGATTATTAAACATTGTTGTTATATCTGTCTTAGATTTAGTAATACACATTCCACAACCACAAAAAGTTTTGGGGCATGTTATCATTGGTGCCTTTTTTTGATATAATTGTTCGGCAAGTTCATCAATTATTATGTCAAAATCAGATATTTTGCCCAAAGGAGCCACTTCGCCATTTAAGTTTACTCCACAGGTTTGATGAGTGTAAACTGCATCTAATTCAGAATTTAAAAAAAGAAAGTACCAATTAACCATGCAACTCCAACCCAAAAAATTAGTAGAAGGAAGAAAATAACTGTCCACACCGTCAGCCTTGAAACATCTCCCCCCACAACAGGGACGGCCGAGTCCCCTTTGGGTATTTCCAGATTCGGTAACATTTTGCCCTTTCTGTTTCCAATAATCTCGAAACCATTTCATTTGATCTCTATTATACTTATGTGTATAACCCAACTCTATAGATTTTTTATCATCTGGATGATCATCACCTATTATTCTAGGAACATATTCTACACTATTTTTGTCTAAAGTTTCACAAACATCTGCACATTCCCAAAAGTAATCTTTATGAAACATGACATTTACTTTAAATTTTTCACGTAATGCTATAGCATTTTCTACTACTTGCCTTTTCTGCTTATCTGTAGACTCACAATGATATGATAAAGTGCCACCTGTGGTAAGAGATAAAACTTTATCAAGAATTGAATTTGAAAACCAACCATTAGTTGTCAACCCTCTACTGAAATCAGGATACACTTTTTTAACGTACAATAGAAATCTAAAAAAATCTGGGTGTACGGTTGGTTCACCTCCAGTGAAACTTAATTTCTTTTTAGCATCTTTCTTTCTAAACTGATCATATAGATTTGCATAATCAGCAACACCGTCCATTGTCTTACATAATGTCTCATATGAAACAAATGATGAAGTTTTATTATTTCTATGCGGTGGACAATATGAACATGCGTATGAACATCTTCGTCCAAGATCCCAAATAATTTGATATCTATTTGACTGGTCTTCTATGTTTTGCATCTCAGTTTTTTACGATGAGTTACTAATGAGTCAGAATAAAATTTATCGCACAATAAATGAGTAAATGTATTTGACATTCTATTTAATGAGAGAGTAAATCCTACATCATCTACAAAATTTAAAGCATCAATATCCACAAAATATAAATTTTCATTGTTATCGACAATAAAATTAGAGGGTTTTATGTCCGTGCAAAAAAATATATTTTGTGTGGAGTATTTGTTTCCAAATTCTGAAGTATTAATATATGGTAATGAATCAGAAAATTCATTCATTTCAATAATAAAATCGTTTAAAATAATTCCATAATATTTAAGCAATGTTTCTTTATCACAATAGTCTAATCTTTTACCTGAAATATGCTCTGTCTCGATTGTTAAAACATTATTTTCAAAATTATATTTTAATATTTTTGGTAAGAAATTAGACATCTTTTCATATTTTAAAATGTACTCGAATACACATTCATTCATAAATGAAGTTTGTTTAATCCATGTGTTTGAAACTTTTTTAATTTTTGAAAAGTTTCCATCAGGAAATATTGTTTCATGCATGTAACCAATCAATTAATTTTTCATCCAAGAAATTTTTGTAATTTTGATTTCTTGATTTATCGAATAATGAAACTTCTTTAAGCATCTTATCTTTATTACAATTATTATTTGATATAGATTCGTCCAAAATTTGAAATAAAGATTCACAATCATCAAAAAATCTATCTTTAAAAAATTCTCGATATTCGCTATTAAGAATTCTCTGTTTTGCTTCTTCTAATAAGTGTACAGGTAAACTATTAAGTGATGTACCTCTTGTTGTTGGTCTCACTTGCTGAAAAGAAAAATAAAAATTATTATTTTTTGCCATCGAAACCATGTGAAATAACCATTCATCCATATTTAAAATATTTAAAGATGAAACTACACATGCAAATCTCATGGCAGTGATATTTTTTAAATTTGAATATTTTGATACTGAAGTAGTAAAATCGTGAAAAGTGAACGGATATCTAATATACTCATAAAGTTTATCGACACCATCGACACTTATATAATGATCGACTCGTTTAAAATTTTCGTGTAAATCAATTAAATCATCAGAAAATAAAGTTCCATTTGTATTAAATTGTAATATCGTATTTTTTGCAGTATCGTCTGAAACATATTTTTTTAACAGTTCAATAACGTTTTTGTCATAAAAAGGTTCACCACCAGAGATTTTTAATACTTTTATTTTTTCTGTATTATCAAATAACCAATTTAATTGAATACTATTTGCAGAATTTGGTTTGAAGGTTTTATCAACATAATAATTAGATGTGACCTCTTTTACATCATTCAATAAATTATTTTTTTTAAAAAACGATATTTCTTTTTGAAATTTATGACTATTACCGTAATTACACATTCTACACATCAGATTACATTTATTTGAAACGGATATGTCCATTTGTCTCAATTTTAATTTTGTTTCAACATCGTTTTCCATAGAATATAATCTGGGAGAATTTATATCATTTTTTTCTAAAATCCAACATGTTTTACAAGAATCATTTTTAATTCCGTTTTTTAAATCAGTCCTTAAAATTTGAAATTTTTTACTATCAAATGCCTCATCAGGATTCATATTAGAAACATTATCCCAATTCATCATATTGTTTCCTTGATTCATCATCATACAACATGGAGTATATTCAATTAATTCATTTTTATTCCAATTTTTCATTGTAATTTGTTTGAAAGGATAGTCACAATATGTATTTGATTTTTTGGGTTTCATAAATACCACTCCATCCATTCCAAATCAGGAAATGTCTTTAAAAAATTTAACTTTCTTCTTCTTGCTATTGTGCTACACCATTCAGCAGTTTCAGGCAAACGCTCAGACCAATCTTCTGAATTCATGAAAGATACGAGTCCTTCAAGTCTCTTTATACCATATGGTAATTCTCTCCATTCATTGTAATTCAAATCAGATACACCATTACATTTCTTCCAGTTATCTTCAAGCCATGGATAGAAGTCTTCAAATTTTTCTGTCACCTCTTGTTTGAACCATTTGGGCAATACTTTACAGTTCAATTGAGGCGGCCAATATGCGAGATGTAAATCTATCATACCAGCACCAGCAGGAAATTTGTTCAGTAATTTCCAGTCACGATCTAACTTCCATTTTATGAAGTCAGGTAAATAAAATATATTAAGAGCAAGTATTGTTGTTGCAGTAGTGAGTCTAAGATTTCCATAAGGATAATTATCGAGAGTTTCTAATTGTGTTACAACCTGTTCCCAATTTGATGGATATCGAATAAAATGATTCTTGTCTTCATATGAATCTATACTAAAATGAAATATAACATTTCTGAACTCTTTCCACAAGTCAAAAAGATTATCATCCCATTCAAGACCATTTGAGTTATAACGAACTTCTATATTCTTTGCATAACCCATCTCAATAATTTTTTCAAGCACCATATAATGTTCTTTCATTATAAGTGCTTCGCCACCTGCCCAATACAGTTGTCTAAGTGTAGGCACTTGCGTCCAAAACTCATCCCAAAATGTAGGGTTCGATTTATGCCAAGCATATGATCCACCAGACCATGCTAACTTACCAGAGTCTTTTTCCCATAGTTGTGATTTTTGTAGTCTCTCGTTTTTTAGATCTGGATAAATCTGTTTATATTCTTTTACCCACCCAGAACTATCATGAGGACTACACATAACACATGCAAGTTGACACTTACTACCAAGGCGCAAATCAATATATCTGACTCTGGGCGGTATAGATCCATCTTCTTGAGTCTCGCCAATAATGTCTTCCAGGCCAAGTTCATGTACCCACTTAGCCGTTTCCCATTGTCTTTTGCTTCTATGTCCTGCATCTTCTTCCTTAAAGCATTTTAGACATGAATCAGGTTTTTCACCCTTCAACATCATTCTACGAACTGACTTCATGTATTCGTTGTTCCAAGCATCTAGCAAACTTGTTGTTGCTAGATTAGCAGGTTTACCGTCATCTCTTCTAAGCACACCTGCTTCTGAAACTTTTTTGTTTGTTGAATCTTTGTCTTGAACGGCAGATGCATTTGCAGTACAACATACACGCATATGACCATTCGGTCTCGTTGATATGTGCATCCAAGGCAATGCACAAAAAGTATCTGACGGTAAATTATCTGGATCTTTATCAATCATAAATAAATTTCTGTTCAGGTTGATCTAAAAAACCAAATGCCCACATTCGTTCTTCGCACCACCAACATTTGCCACAATGAAATGTATAGTTTCCTGTTTCGTAATCAGAACCTTCACAACTTCTTGTCATGGGAAAAAGTGTGTAAGTTAAGTCGTATTCATCATATAATTTTTTAATATCTTTTTTGTTAATTTGAAAAAAAGGATTGATGTAATGTGCAAAACCACTCCATGTCTCTATGGGTCTTTCGGATGACTCATCTCTTGTTCTTTCTTTATTTTTAGAAATTGTTTTGTCACTTTCTGGAGGATTAGATGTAATTCCACTATATAGAATATCTATTAACCCTGAATTAAAATTATCAACATCTCTATCTCTAAATTCTTTAATTTCTCTTTGATATTCATCTGTTATATCAGGATAATAAATGATATGTTCATTCATTTTGAAATCTAATTCTTCTTCAATAAAATCTATAACATGTCCAGCATAAATTGGATTCCAACCCCTACCTCTTCGAACTGATAATGGTTGAAAATTTATGTTAAGATTATCTTCTTTAATCTTTTTGCATATCATGTATGCACATAATGAACTATCTGCACCACCTGACATCCACATGCCAATAGTTTCAACGGGTTTTTCATAAAAATCTTGCTTAATCATGGTTTTCAATGTATGAAATTTATCTTGCATCGTATCAGTATCATCAAAAAAACCAAGTCGTTCTAATTCTTCCATCACCTCAGGTGTGTATTTTTTAATTTTTTTTGGTATTTTTATGTTCATTTAACAATTCCCAAATTTCTGAATTTACATTTTTAAAATTTTTATTTTGGTGTTTATCACAAGTTAATAAAAAATCTATAATTTTTTCATATTCTTTATTAACTTCTAGATCACTGTAAATGATATTATTAAAATCACCATTTGCGGTCAACTCTTTAATGCCCCAATTTTTTCTATACGTTAGAGGTATTTGTTCAAGTCTCAAAAAATTAGGGTTGAAAAGAGCATTCATTCTACTTCTACCTCCATGATATTCATCCCCTCCTGCAAAATCATATACATCATTCATTTTATTAACATTCATCAACGAAATAGTGGAATATATATAAACTTCGTTCCACTGTCTCATATGTTTTTCAATATTTTTTTCTACCTCTTTCCATATAGTACCATATCTTATGCATTCTGCTAATGGGCCTACGGCATCAATACTCACATCCATTTGAACAGAAGAAAATTTATCTAATAATTTCAAAATTTGTTTATCTGGAAAAATACTACCATTTGTATTGAATGATATTTTTGCAGTTTTTGGTAATTTTTTTAAAAATGAAGGTAATCTTTTTGATAAAAATGGCTCACCTCCGACAATTTTTACTTCTTCTAATTCAGTCAAATCAACATAGTTTAAAAATCTTGCCTGAGCATCAGAAAAAATATTTCTATTTTCATCTTTATAATAATGTTCTCTATCAAATCTTGACCAATCTTCATTTACAGAATCCCATTTAGATGACAAGGAAGGTTTACAAATTCTACACATAAAATTACATGTAAAATCTAGTGAAATTTGCATACCATTTTTTATAGCGGTATTTCTCATTGACTCATGACCATTTTTTTCATTATTCTCACAAATTACACATTCAGGAATCCATTGTTTGTTCAATCTATTTCTTGCATCAACCCACTCTTCAGTCACATCTCCGCTATAAATGTTTGATTTCCATCCATGTGAAGTATCGAAAAGACAACAAGGCGTAATTCTACCATCTGCTAAACATAAATCTAAATGACCTTCCAATCTATTACACTTCATATATTTCTCGTTTAAATTCAGATGTCACAGGATTTTTATGCTCAATAAAAAAATTAAAAATTTGTTTTGACAATATCTTATGGTTGTCAAATGATAAATGATTACTACGAATATCTTTACCAAAGAAAAATCTTGCATCACCCTCCTCATTCTTGTCATATGTTTTATTAATATCAGTGCCTTTTTTTTCAAAATGTGAAATAAAATTTAAACACCTAGTTACTATATGAACATTTTGAGGCACTTCTAAAGTAGAGTTATAATTTCTAAACGGATATCCTAAACCAGAAGATGGCCATATTAAAATTTTTTCATATTTATTGTGTTTTGTAAAAATAAAACTCATAAACAAAACTTCCAATATTTTATGTAAACCTGTTGTATAAAATGAATTAAAATCTTTATAAATTCTATCTGATAAATTTTTTATTTCCTCAGAAATAGTATTAGGAAAATCAAAACTATTTTTATCCATTATAGTATAAATCATATTTGCACTCGCTATTTCATTTTCAGACAAATATTCAAAAGATATTCTATTCATGTCAGGTAAGCAAAATAAAAGATAATCACTATATTCAGTCAGTCCCATAAATTTTTCAATGCACCATTGAGCACCAACACCGATTTTAGAATTATTTTTTAAAATAAAACCATATTTTTTTTCTAACATATCTAACCATGTATCGTCCTTTGATAATTTATAATCTTGTGCAGAAAAACTATCTCCAAAAATATCAATTGATTTTATAGTTGTCTTCATCAATTTCATTTCTTTTGCATTTAATATTACAAATTTCTAAATTTTGTAAGTTGGTCCATAATTTTGAAAATATGTCTCCCTCAATAATTTCGTCAAGAGTATTAAATTTTAAATTATTTTCAAATATATGATTCATATCAGAGCCAAAAAAATCATAAAACTTTTTAGTGTAGTGTGCCGTGCCCATCCAACAACACGGCCAAACAGTACCATTAACATCAATAAAAAAAGATTTTTCTAATTCAGAATTTAAATATGTCGCTTTACATTTTAAGTTCTGTTTTTCTAAATTGTGTTTTTTTATTTCTATCACTTCATGATTTTCACGTTCAGAATATTTTTCATTGAAGGCAAAAAACTTATTATCTTCTGACATTTTTTTTGCTGAAAGTAATTGGTGTTTATTATGTTCAAAAACAATAAATTGCCAAATTGCTTTTCCTCTGTATTTTATATATGATTTATAATTTTGCTCTAATTTCGACCAATTGACATTTTTTCTATAAATATGATTTGTATCAGATAAACCATCAATTCCAAAAACCACAACCGTTTTGAATTTTGCCAAATCTTGCCAAAATTTTTTATTTTTTGTACCACCATTAGTTGCAATCCATATTTCAACGTGAGAATATTGTTTATTAATATAATCACATATTTTTAACAAGTCGGGATTTAAAGTCGGTTCATCAATGTTGCCACAAAAATGAATTTTTTTGAGACTTTTGAAATCATGTTTAATCCATTTTTTAAAATTATCATATGATATATAATTTGAATTTAAAGGTTTTACATAGGGATTAGAATTGTCTGGAAGATAATTGTATCGTTCACATGAGGGACAATTTGCATTACAAAACGAGGTTAATTCAAACTGTAGTCGTGTTACATCATTCAATGATATAGGCCATTTAAACATATTCTTTTAATTTTCTGTAAACAAATAATGCCTCCTCTGGCGCCTTTTGAAAAGTCTCAAGATATCTTGTATACAAAATAAATTCTCTACAATACTCAACATTAAATTCATTATTATTTAAAACGCTTTGAATAAAATCATCTGATGGTAATTCTTTTTTTATTTGATCAGGTAAATATTCTGGGCTCAAATACTCAGGCGAAAAACAGTTTGTTTTTCTCATTTTTATACCCAAAGAATCAAGATATCTTTCTGTATCTGCCATATTAAATATATTGTAATTCGTCATTACAAAATTAGACCACACACCACTCGTCATATCACCATAAGTATACTCTTCATTATCCTTTAACAATTTTTTCCACCTTAATACGTTTCGTTCCCATACGTTCATTTTTAAGCCAAATCTAACCCATTCTCCAACTGGTCCAATACCATCGATACTTGTCATAATCATTACACGTTTTAATTTCTTTACAAAATTTTGCCATGTCTTATGAATAAACTTAGAACAATTTGTATTCATAGAGAAAAAAATTGTATCATAATTTATTTGACTGTCGAGCAATTTAAAAAAATTTGGTGAAAATTCTTTTTGAATTGTTGGTTCACCTCCAGTAAATGATAAATGCTTTAATTTACTAAAATCTACTCCATCGTAATTTGGTCTTATTTTATTAATTTTTCCTTCTCGTTCTTCCCATACTGTACTTGACTCTGGTTTACATGTCACACAAGCAAAATTGCATTTATTGTCAAATGATATTTCTAAACCTTCAATAGAGAAATTTTTTTTATATTCATGTTCTTGATTCATCACCTGTCTTTGCGACAATTCTCCTATCGAATCATAATAATAACAAGGTTCACATTCTTTTATATGTTCACCATTGAGCATTCTTTTACGAAGGAGATTCATTTCATCTCCTTCGAATGCATCTATTACGTTCTTGTATTTTTTCTTAATTGGTGGGTGATAACAACAGGTCCTATAAGTACCTTCAGGACCACCAGTCATTCTACTAAAAGGTGATATGCAGAATAAATTTTTATTCACAATGATTAGTTATAAACTCTAATAAATTCATTTTTGTTGATAATTTTGAATCGATGTCTGATAATATCCAATTTCCAATTTCAGAATCAAACCATGGATAACAATCAATTGCCGTTAATTGATGATCCATATTTCTTTTATTTTTCACTTTCAAATTGACAATATCGGATACACTATAATCTTTTGAATTATTCGTGATCCACTCGTCTAATTGAGATAAAGATGGTATATCGTCGCCCAAATCATAAGACTCGCACATGCCAGTCATTCTATTGAGTAATAGACTTAATTCCGAATCATTACCGGTGTATTCATAAATATCTAATTCACCATCTGTATTTAATTCAAAATCATATCGATTTGATAAAAAATGTGTTCCATTATTACTTGACAGTTTAACGTCATTAGCATTTGGTGAAGAATCAAATGCTAATAAATAAACTAATTTATCCCCTTTACCATCTGATTCATCCTGTAGATAAATAAATTTAGCACCTTCAGGTGAACTAAAAGAACTCTTATCAATAAAAGTTTCTTTTGTATAATTATCAACCAAATACACTTCAACAAGAGAAGAATCTGTAAGTTCATGAGGTGTATTGAAACTGAGTTTAAAAACAAACGCTTCCATAAAATCCTTATAATTTTAATTTTGTCAATGTTTCATATGAATCTACGTTAAGTGCTATGAAAAAATGATATACATCATCTTTAAACGCTAAAGCATCATGCCATTTTAAAGTATTTATAATATACAACCTACCAGGTTCTATTCTTTCTTCGGCTTTATAAATCTCATGTTTTTTTGTTATATCATTCCACATACAAAAACCATCATCAGTATCATCTGCTTTGAATCTCACATACATTCCATCTGGATTTGTTGTTCCCCACAATCTAAGCCAACGTACAGGATGCCAAGTGTCATAATGAGGTTTAAAATGTGCCTTTGTATTCCATTTCAAAATACAACTTCGAACCATATATTTTTTAATTTCATTCAATGGTTCAAGAGATTTCATATTAAGTGCAGAAGTGGGTTCAGTAAAATCCATTTCTAGTTCTAATTTATCAGTATTAATATTATTTTGTATATCTTTATAAAATTTTGTAAAATCTTCGGGCGTATCATTATATCCTAAATTAACAAAATTCCATCTATCCAAAGGCCAACATGCAGGTTCAGGTTCATTATCAAGTCTACCATTCTTGTTCACTAATGGCAGTCCATATCTAGACAAGTCTGTAAATTTATCTCCCCATTGTTTGAAGAAAGGTTCATAATATTTTATGTCGGTCAAAAAGCTATCAACATCTATACGTATGTTTAAAGGTACTAAATTTTTTGTGTGTAATACATTGTATTCTTTTTCAGGTATAAAATTCATAATATGCCTTTATTGTGTTTGCATTAAATGCCTTTAAATTTATTTTGCATTCATGTTTTGCAATATCAAATGCATCGTTTACAGATTTCCAAAATGCATTATAAGGAATTAATGGAGAGAAATTTGTTAAATCCCAACATTTTTTTTGAAAAGAATTAGGAAAATAAGGTATTTCATCAGAGTCTTCAAAAATTTCTGAATTTTTAACTTTATGAAAATAATCGATTCTTTTTGCTAACCACTCGGAAAACAATTCATAGGACGGTAAACTTGCTGAAAGAAGCATACCTTTTTTATCGTCCAACAATGTTAGTTTTCTATAGACTCCATGCTCCGATGCTATCTCAAGAATAACTTTTTGATATTCATGAGGAATAAAAATATCATGGTCTATGCAGAAATCAATCGTATTATTCCATGTTTTACTAGGAAATGTTTTGCTTCTTAATTCAAATTGAAATTTCATCATGTTTATATCCAGAAAAGTATTCGTCAAATTGCAAAATAAAATTTTTCCAATCTTTTTTAGTGTTTAAATATCTACCTGTCTCATGTAATAAATCTTCCAACTCTTTTTCATCTATCGTATCGACTTTTTTTTCATAAAGATGTAATTTGATTTTTTGTATGAATTCGTCATCTATCTTAAATTTATATGCATATAATTTTGATACAATTGCTGGAACCCATCCATCTTGTGTATATTTTCCAAATGCCCAATGAACGTTTAACATATTTTCAATTGAGCCATAGATTAAATTTATGTTGTTTATTATTTGGTTTAAGGAAAAATCATTATCAATAACAATAAAAATTCTATAAAATTTTATCTTTTCGTCAATGGTCAGAAAAGTGAATAATGTATGTTTTTTATTTTGCATCATCTCTTTTGTGAGATGTTGTTTTGGTAAATTTATTGTGATGTCCTCTACTGGCACATCACAAGTTATTTTTTTAATAAAATTTAAACAAAATCCATTATAAGTATTCATTGCTCATCACCAATTTTACATCCCAATAACTGGGAAAAGGCTTATCATAAAAATCTTCGATAAAATCATTAGCCCATATACTCAATCCTTTAGACCAATGGTCCATGACATCTATCGAATTAACTGCCATTGTCGTAAAAAAATCATGATTAATATATGTTTCCATTGTATAACCATTCCAAAAATTATCATTAGTTATTTGTCCTGCAGTCATTACTTTAACAAATTCACCATCATCATATACTGGATGCAAAAAAGATGAAACATCTGTACCAAATACATTATGAACATGTATATGAGGAAAATTCCATTTCCCACACATAAATTTTTTATGTTCTTCACGCATCCATTGCAATACCCAACGATATGCTTCCTCTTCTGTATTAAAACAAAGCACATGATTTACATAAATTCCATTAGACCATATTAAAAATACAGGTAAGGGCCACATACCCTCTCCCTCTTTAAAATTATTTTTCACATTTACAATTTCTCTACAACATGGATTTCGTGTACATCCATCTCGATATTTATCAATTGTTACATGTCTCTCTGGACTATACAATTCTTTGGAATTTGACCAAACGTGTTTACCAATATTTAGTCTTAGATTATATCCATACATTTTTTAGGAACTTTTACAAAAGTGTTTAGATATTTTGCGTATCTTTTAAATTTATTAAATTTTTCTTGTGATTCTTTTCCTTGATTTAAAACATCTAATACAAAATTTTTATGATTTTCATCAAAAAATTCAGAATTTCTTATTTTTTCTTTGCTTTCATTCGGTAAAAACGCAGGACATAAATAATCTGGTTGAAATGCAGTGGTCAACATAACTCGTTCTCTCATGCCATATTTATCAATATAATGTAGCGTTTCAGTTAAGTTTAGAATATTGAAATTACTTAAAACAAAGTTAATCCATGGTCCATCATGCCTTGAATTTTTGTCGTATGATCTTTTAGAAAAGAAATTCATCCACTTTAAAAAATTTTTTCTCCATATTTTTTCCTTCCATCCTAGCCTACAAAATTCACCAACCTCTCCAACTCCATCTAATGAAATACCTATGCAAACATTGTTTAATTTTTTTAAAAATTTTATCCATCTTTGACTTGGAAAAGATGAACAATTTGTCACCATTTGAAACCATACATCATCTGTTGTTTTCTCTTCAATAAGATCCCAAAAAGAATCATTATAATATGGATCAATTGTAGGCTCTCCTCCCATAATAGTAATCTGTTTTAATTCATCTATTTCATCTAATTTAATTGGTAATTTTTGAGTTATCTCTGTATTCGTAAATCTGAATTCTTTATTTCTTTTTTGCCATCCAGATGAGGCAGACTCATCACATGTTACGCAAATAAAATTGCATTTATTTGATGCGGCAAAATCTAATTCTTGAAGTTTGACAATAGGATTTTTTATGAATGTTTCTAAATCATATCTTTCATTAATGTCTGATCTACAACTATATTGATTTGATTCATCATAATAATAACACCATTTACATTCATCTCTATACTTCCCATCAAGCATTTCTTGACGAATATTTTGCATTTCTTCGCCTAGAAAAGCATCTTTTATGCTCTTATAATTTTGTTTTAAAGGAGGGTGATATACGCAAGTTCTCAGTTGACCATCAGGAGATCTGGTCATTCTAACAAAAGGGGAAGCACAAAAAGTTTTATTATAATCTTTTGACATTTAATTTGTTACACCATTTTTCTGTCATTTTCTTACATTTTATTATATCTATATCCCATACTGACTGTTTCTTATCATAAATATTCACAATATTTCTAGGTATCAGCCATTGTCGTTTTGATTTCTTAACAGATAAGTCAATTCGAGAATTATAATTGGTTGTAATGACTATATCCTTAGAATCATTTATTTCATGACAGTATTTTATTGAAATACCTGCCATTACATTTGAAAATAATTTCTCTTCAAAATATTCACCCCAACATTTAGGACTATGTTTAGTGGTTATTGCTTTAGTCAAAATTCTGAATGTATTTGGTACAAACTCACTTATATCATCAATACCTGAGATCATCGCCAATTTTTCATTATTAAAAAACATCAAGCACCTCAACATTTTTTCAATGTTTATATAATCAATATCATAATTCAGTCTTCGTTTTTTAAATTCAGGTATAAGTTCTTGAATGAGTTTATAATCTGTGTACCTAAAGTCTCTAACTGTAATCATAATTTGCGGTACGAATCAATTTATTCATTTTATTAACTTGTATTTTATCGACCCTTTTAATAGTTACAGGCGAGTCAATATACCATTCTTCTACTTTTTCTTTGACAATGTATGGCTCTTCATCTCCATCATAATACAACCATACTTTGTCATTTTTAATTGTGAGCATACACCGATTTACACTTGTGTTATCCAAAACATATCTTTCAATAGTTTCAGGTTGTAAACGAGAGCAATTAAGTGCTAGTATATTTTTCTTTCTTCCTGTGACTTTCAAATCTTCAGTCACCATGTCACCAGATTGCCAAAAAGATTCTTGTAACTTCCATTTAATAAACAATTCTTCGTTTTTTATGTAATAATCTATTAGAGGTGATAATTTTTCGCCAATACGTTCTTCATCTTCAGAATCAGATATTGCAGGTGGCACTTCAGTAGAACCATATAAGTGATGAAATTTAATTGCACCTTTAGATAAAACATCTTTTTTTATTCCTTCAGGTACTATATCTGCACCAGAAGATATCGTCTTACCTGTAAAATTAAAATCAATCCATTTTTTCGTTTTCTTTAGCACTCTATAAACTGCCGGTAGAATGAATGCATGAGTGGCATCTTTTATTTCATCAAGATATTCATATGGATTAAATGCCTTCACTCTCAACTTACATCCAGATATATAAGCAGGTAATACAGACAATACAGGATAGCCAATCGAGGCGGCAGGAAGAGATGCATTGACTATGTAATCATCTTTTACATAATTATTGTATCTACAGTTTTCTTCTGCAACTTGTTTGATAAGTTCATATGAATGAACTATTTTTTTAGGTGTTCCAGTTGAGCCTGAAGTATGATATACAAAATCTTCTTTATGATTAAATTTTCGAATTATATCTTCAGTCTCTTCTTTATAATCAATACATTCAATGTTTAAATTGCTCATCAGTTGTCTCAACAATTTTTTTAGTCAATTTAATAGCATACCAATCACCAATGAATGGAAAAATTGTATGTATAATACCTAATACGAAAACCGCTCCTGCATATAACGTGCATAATCCAGAATATTTAAAGTGATGCCAATAATTCGAATTCGCTTCTTTTAAATGATTAAAGTTTAGGAGCATAATGGTCCATTCTGTTTAAATATATTCCCATCTGAGCCCATACCCCATCAGGAAATATCCATTGATAAGATCCAGAATATTTCTGATAATTATTCCATATAAATTTTTCATCAGCACCTTTTTGAGAATCTATCCAAAATTGGGTATCTTTTCTACTACTTAAAGTGTAATGTGCTAATTGAAAACGCAGGGTATCATTCCAAATTCTTCTCATGACTCGATTGTAAGATTTTTTACTATAACCTCGTTTAATCGTATTTGCTAATTGGGTTATTCCACTCTGAGTCATAAACAATGCAGTTGCCTCAAGCGGATCAACAAACCCTGCTGATGATCCAATTGCTACTACGTTATCCGACCAAGGATTTTGTAATATCATAGGTTCCCATTTGATAAATTTTTCATGCTCAATCAAAGGTTTTTTATTCAAGTTTAGATATATTTCTCTAAACTCAACGAGTGCATCTTCTTTTGAAACATGTTTTGATGAATGTATATAACCCATACCAACACGGTTTTGAAGACTTACCTCAAAGGTCCAACCATATTTTCGTGCTATTGATTTTGTAACATCGGCATCATTAAAAGATTTTTCCATAGGACATACCCAGGCCTGATCTACAAAATGATAATCTGATATTTTCATTTTTGTAAAATCTTTTACAAATCTTCTGTTGAAACCAGTTGCATCTATATACAAATCAAAACCCTCAGGTAATGAATCCCGTTCCTCTTCTATAAATTTTACCCTTTTACAAGATTGTTTTACTATTTCAGCAGATGATTCTGCACAAACATGATATGCATAATCTGCTCTTGAATCAGGACTATCAAATTCTCTATAAAAATTTTCTTCAATTATCCTACCATCATCATCAAAATTTGAAGGATCGGCCATCATTTGATCAAATTTATTATTATCATTAAACCAAAAACGAGTCACAAATGGTTTATCATATTTTGGGTCATTCCATCCCTCTTTATAATTACCATATTTTAAAACCGCATTAGAATCTTTGACCCAATCTTTTTCTTCAATTCCTAATTCTTCCCACCACCATTTAATTTGTGGAAGTGTTGATTCACCTACTCCTACTGCTGGAATATTTGGAGAATCATAAATTGTTATTTTGAAATCAGGAAAATGTTTTTCAAAATATCCAGCAGACCACCAACCAGCCGTACTGCCTCCGATAATGCATATTTTCATGTCTCTATTCTTATTGGATCACTTGGTTTATAAAAATCAATAATATCTTTTTCATTCATAAATCTTATGATGTCATTTCTATATGGTAATGACTCATAATATAATTCTTGTGTGGGATATCTTTGTGTCAATACAACTGTGTCAGACGGAATAAATGTCATAGAGAATAAATGCTCTCCATATTCATCTGCTATTTTCTGATTGTATTGTCGAAAAGGATGATTTTGAATAAAACTATAAAGATAATTTTTTATTTCGTCCTTCGACTTAAATTCACGTTTAACTTTAATAATACTATTTGTAACGATCATGCATGTACAATAGTCTCAATATTTTTCATTTTCTTTAAAGTTGGAAATTTAAAGTTTTCTGAGTGATGTTCTCGTCTGTTCTTTTTTGTGTCAGGAAAACCTACTCCCATCAACAAAATTGGCGTCTCTCCTAATATTTCTGTGATAGCACCAGAATCCATACACTTACAACATCCAGTAGCATAGCCTAATTGTGTGGCAATTACGTTCACATATCCAGCGGCAATCCCTATCGCCATAGACCTATCTTCCGCCCACTCATCATCAAACTGTATATTGGGTGTATACGACTTCTGTCTTTGTAATAAATCATCTTTATTTTCAGTGAAAATTAAAAGCAAATTTGCCAAAACTTGTGGATTAGTATGATACTCTCCTTCTTCCCCTCTATCGCTTCTAAAATGACCTTCCATATTCTCTGAATTATAATCAAAATATATTGGTCCAAAACCTTTTGTATTTTGATGTATCTTTTCTATTTTTTCTCGGTCTTCTATTATATGTAATTTATAATAATTTAAATTTTGCTTTGAAGGACAATTTGTTGCTGATTCTATAATTAGGTCTTTATCCTCTTTGGACAATTGCTTACTCAAATCCCAATTTCTCTGGCACTTTTGTGACTCATGAATTGATTCTTTTAGCATTTTTTTAAATGATCCGTGAAATGATCCGTGCATAATATCTCCTAATAAATTTGTATTTCAATTATATATATGAACCCATGGACAAACAATTATTCTTTTCATACCTTTCACATCATTTGTCTTATGAGAATATTCAGGTGTAGCAGGAAAAACAATCATATCACCTTTAATGGGTTTAAACTCTATATTTTTATTTGGGAAAATAAGTTCACCGCCACTGCATGTGTTTAAAAATACTACACAAGTACCATCCATATGAGTGCCATATTCAGAATAATCAGAATGTAAATCGAGTTTCATACCTGGCAAATAAACTGCATATGTTGAGCCAATTATTTTAACAGATAATAATTTTTCTATTTTATTCTTAATGTTGTCATCGTCAAAAACTGCTGACCACTGCCCCCATTCGTTAAGTGTAAGTTCACAATCAGGCTCAAAGTCTATGTCTATATGATATTTTTTTATCATAAAACTTTTACACCAGTTTTTAATTCAAATTGTTTTGCCTCTGATATATTATTTATAATAGGTTGTCCTTTGACATTTAGAGATGTATTTAATAACATCGAACACCCTGTTTCTTTTTTCCATTCTTTCAATAATGTTCTATGTGGTTCTTCTGTCACTTCTTGTAATCTTGAAGTACCGTCAAGATGAACTATGCTCGGATATTTTTTCAATGTTATAAGTTTTGCTTTTCTAATTGTATTCATAAAAGGTGATGAAATACCCTCTTCAAAAAATAAATCAGCATCTTCTTTTAAAATCATAGGTGCAAATGGTCTAAATTCTTCACGACCTTTAACTAAATTAACACGATATTTCATATTGAAAATAGATGGATCTGCTAATAATGATCTGTTACCTAATGCTCTTGGACCAAATTCTGCTCTTCCTTTAGCAACACCTACAATACCTCGTTCTTTTAACTCTTTTATGATTTCTGTCACAGGATATTGACCAGGTATTTCATAACCTAGATATGCATTTGCAGGTATCTTTTTATCAATCACACAACCTATAGCAGATCCACCATCACCTGGATTGCATGGTATGAATGTATTAAACTTTGTGAGAAAACGATTTGCGGACACATTCAATGCACAACCACCTACAAATACAAGATTATCATCCTCTATCTCATCGATAATCTTTCTAAACTCTTCTTCGTAAATTTCTTGTGCGATTGATGCAATCTCAAACTTATCAAAATTTATATTTATTCCTGTATGAAAATTTGCACCATTGTCCCACAATTCTTTGACAATATTGTAATTTTCAATTTTGTGTTTTTTAACTGCTGAAGCACCCATGAGAATATATTCTTCTTCATTAGGTTTCCATCCAGCCGCCTGTGTCATTGCAGAATAAAACAGACCGATTGACTTAGGATATTTCCATCTCTTCACACACTCAAAATCATTCTTGACTTTCCACTGTGTAAGAGTATCCCATTCGCCTATTGCATCAACAACAAGAACTGTACATTCATCAAACGGAGATGTCCAATAACCATAACGAGCATGAGACCAGTGATGATTATGATCAATTGTATTATATTTGAATTGTTTTGGTTTTAAAGGTCTTTGACCAGCAAACTCTCTACGTTGTGTTTTAAGAGTATAATCTTCGTAAAAATGTACCTGATCAGGCACACCCCAATTGTCTTCTGCAAATTTAATTAGGTTGTCAGGTATTGTAGAATCGTTTTTCTTTCTCGACCATCGTTCTGCATCAGAAGCAAATACAAGTTCATCATCAACAAAAACTGCTAATGCTCCATCATGAGAACCAAAAGTAGTTCCCCATTTAATCATATTAAAGTTTTTTCGTTATATATTTCTTGACTTAAACATATTCGATTATAGCCTGCTCTATTATAATTATCATATTCTGGACCTCCTAATGCAAACATGACATTATTTGTCTTTTCGAGATTTAATCTTTCACAAACTTTATCATAATAAAAACCATTTCGATTCCAAACACTATCGAATTCATATTTTTTTATGAGTTCATTAGCCACGCCCATACTTAAACGAGGTACCATTTTAACATGATTGGCTATGTCAATTCCATCATCGTAATCAAGTTTTGAATATCTTACACCAATTCTCAACCATTCACCACCCCAAAATGCTTTAGAAACTGAAAAACAAATTTGTTTTATACAATCATTATCATCTAATACTAAACCTTTTGATGTTGGAGCATGACAAAAATCTAACATCAATGGAATATCTGATTCAATCCATTCATTATATACATCATGCACATGTCCGTTACCTGTAAAAGGCATTGACAAAATTCTATTTTTATTTGACAAGAAAGGGTTGCTATTTTTATTTGCTCCTTTATGATACATAAACTCACCATCTACAACTTGAGGCATACCACCGTGCGAAATGTACCAATGGTCAAATGCCTGTATAGAACCACAAGTTATAGTTTTGTGAGGATAACTATCGAGTTTAGAAAAATCATTTAATTTAGACATCTTTACCCATGAGGTAAAGTTCTCTAAAAACTCGTCTGAAATGTCATTCCACAAATAAGAATTTAAATCTATACTTTGTATAAATTCTTGTTGCTCATCATCTCTAATTGCTCTCAGGTCTTTGAAAGAATCCTGATAACTGGAGAGTGTATTTATCTGTTGTTCCACCATTCATTCCAATATGTAAAGTGTTCTCATCAAACATTAGACCTTGATTTGTTTTCCATTTAATCCAGGCATGCCAATCATTTTTTTCCTTATATTGAATCATATGACCAGGTTCCCAATCATTTAAATGTATATTTGCTCTTACAATTATTTCGTTTTTAACGTCATATTTCTTTTTTATTTGATAAAAAATATCTTTATGTATAGGTATCACCTGTCCAGGAGGTTGACGTATTGTAGATATTGTCAATATTTTCATATGTAATTGATGCTCTAAATCATCGATTGGAATATCATCTTTACTCCACCATTCCTGATTAATGACCGTATTCTTCTTTGTATAACGTTCACTCCATTGATATTTGTCATGAACATCTTGTTGTTCTTGTACCTGATGAGTAATACAACTATAATCTTCATTATAATTAGCATCAAGCAAATGTGATAATTCCGCCTCTATCTGTATCGTTTTAGGAAACATTATTTACTCCAATTTTTAAATGTTCTGGGTATGTTAATAAATTTACATTCCATTTTCTATTACCTACCCATTTCTTTAATTCTTCCAGACCATGTACATTATTTTTATGTAATACAGTATTAATCGTAACAGACCATTCTTTTTCTAACTCTTCTACAGTATTTATTATTGTATTCCAATCAGAACCAGATCTGACTTTTTCATTGAGTTTGTCAAAACCATCAATACTGACTAAAAAACTTACATTTTTACACTCCCTCCATATTTTTTTCCATCTCTCATGAGGTTTAAACATGCCATTTGTAACATATACAACTTCTAAATTCTCTCTATCAATTTTTTTAAGAAATTGAAAATGTTTTTGTGTCATTAATGGTTCACCTCCTAAAAAGGTTACTTTTTCAAGATTAGGAATATTTATTAGTGGTTTAATATGTTTTATAATTCCATTAAATTGATACGACCATTCCTCCCAACACGGATCACATTTCAAATTACATATATTATCAAATCCTATTTCTAAATGTCTTAATTTTATTTCGTCACAATCATATTGCTCATTAAATTCCTCTCTAAGTGACTTGACACCATTATCTTCCTCTTCCCAACATTTAGAACATTCTGGTAATTTTTGAATTTTGAATTTTTCACGTAATTCATCATATTCGCTAGTAGCCAAAACACCATTTACGTCTCCATCAAATTTTTGAATTGGTCTTTTAAAGCGACAACATGGAAAAACTCTATCATCACTTCTGATATTTGTGTAATTATATAAAGCAGAGCATTTAAAAATAGTCTTCTCTTTTTCCATCTCTTAGTGTATCCAATGTAACACAATGAAAACCACCTGATATTGTTCTAGCATGTCTCATATTTAATCCTATCGATTCTATACCATATGACGATAATTTTTTTCTTAAAGACGTTTGATTGACATCGACAATTACAAGTTCTTCATTAATACTCAACAAGTTTAATCCTATGTATGGAGAACAAGGTGAAATACCATTTGGTAAAGAACTACCTATATCAATTATATCATCAAAAAATATTTTATCCCATTTTTCAAAAATTTTAGGATAATGGTTTTCATTTAATCTTGCACCATTAAATAACACAAGCCCAGGTCTCAACGGTATGACAGTAGAATCAAAATGTGTATATGCATAAAAACCATCTGCTAAATGAACTCTATATCCTAAAGGCTTAACAATACTCTCAAGCCATCTCGCACCTTTTATCGTTCCTGAGTTTGAAACCTGAAATAATAAATCGTTACCCATTCTCACAATGTTGGCGGCATCGAAAATAATTTCTTTATCTAATACTGTAGGTTTTGTCAAATCTTTAAATATATATAAATCATCCAATAATCTAGGTTTTGGGGCTGATATCCATTGAACACCCTCATCGAATTGCTTATACAAAAATTTTCTGTATGCAAATGTTTCAAAGTATCTTGATCTCATTGCGGATGGACAATCTATAATTAGATTGTCAAGAGGTAATAATAAATCTCTTGGACAATAATTATACCAACCAGTAGATTGCCAATCAGGACTTGAAAATATTTTAGAATGTTTTGTTTTTTCAGGTCTTCTAACTTTAACATCTAATTTTTTAAGTTGTAAACTTAAATTATCTAAATCTTCATTTGCCTCATCTATAATCCATTGTGGATAAGCACCCTTTAACTCTTTGACCTCTTCATAATCATATCCTGCATATGAAAAAGACATGACAGACAAATCCATCTTTGGGTGGACCATGTTGTCAGCAATACCAACAAAACATTCTTTTAATTGACTCCAATCGTTGTTAGAATAAATCATAATTCTTTAATATTTTTATCTAAATGTGCCTTTTCTAAATTTTTAGAATCCAATGTATATAAGTGATTAAAATTATGCTCTATTTTAGGTTGAATAGTTTTGATAATATTATTCAATTCAGAATAATTCAATGAATTAAGATGTTTTATTTGAAGTAATATGTCATCTAATCTTGTATTTTTATTCTCATCAACATCAAATGCATAATCGAATATTTCATCGTATAACTCAAAACCAGATTTTTTAAAAGTTTCATACCAATACGGACCTGCTATACTGATGAAAGGTTTTTTATAAAAAAGAGATTTGAACGATTTTTCTGAAAAATGTGTAGACATATTATTTGAACCTTCGGTTACAATATCTATCAATCCTAAGAAATATTCTTTAGGCACTCCGTAATCATAACGCCCTTTAAAATATCCATTTGGATAATGTTCAGGTATTTCTGTCAATTTGATATTTTTGTCTATATTACTAAAATAACAGTTTATGTCGTGTTTCCCTATAAATTTTAACAACTCTAATCTATGACTTTTATCTGAGTTTACATTAAAATTTAATGATACAAATTTTTTCAAAATATCATCATTTGAAATTTTGAAATCGCACTTAAAATATTTTTCATTTTTAATATATTTGAAAAACAACATCCATGGTTCGCATTTAAATATGTTGTTGTCTGTCAATCGATGAACGTTAATATCAAGAGTGTAAAAATTAATTTTAAAGTTATCGTAAAAATTAGGCACTGTAGCATTTATACATTCAACAGAATCAAAAAAATTTATATCACTTTTCCATGAAGCAGGTGAGTTCAAAAAAATATCAGTCACAATGAAATGCCTCATTTATGTTTAAAAATTTATATTCAAAATCATCATATGAAAAAAATTTATTGCCATTGATAAATTTAATACTGCAATCAAATAAAATTTGATGATTAATCCATGATAAATGATTCACTCTCTTATCATATCTACGATTTATATTTTTTTCGTATATTTCATGACAAGAAATATCTTCAAGCGACAAAGGAAATGTGTGCTTAGATTTATATTCATCATTATATTCATTATGAAAAATAATTTTTGAGCATGGTAAATCAATAATATATTTTTGATATTCTAAATTATTTCTAACCCCACTATTTGGATTATTTGATAAAACCACAATCAATAAATCATCATGTGCAAAACCATATGGATTACAAATTTGAAAGTTTTTTATCTTGTCAATTGAAAAGTTTGAATCTGAACCGGACTTACCATAATTAAAATAATGTCTGGGTTTATAGAACTCGACTATTTTTTCTATCCACATTTTTGGTCTGTCATCGTCATTTACAAGACCTGATTTTTTATTGCTCCTCATATTGTCAATATAAGAATCGCCAAAAGCAAATATTCTATGATACTCCATGTTGTCCTCCGTGAAAAAACGATTCGGCTCTTCTACCCCACCACATACATTCTCTAGCCCATTTTTCTAAATCACCATCATAATCCACATATGGATCTATCATTTTGTCATATTGTTTTTTAATGATATCTTCTTTTATATTGTATTTCATATCTAAAAAACTTTTGATTTCATTATAGAATCTATCTTTATTTTTTGCAATATTGATTGAAGTTGCTTCTTCATATTCCCAATAAGTGTCAGATACATCTGATATTTTTCTACCCCATGGTATTTCTCTTTCAAAAACCCTATTTGTTGAATTAATGGTTTCATAATATTCTTCATTTAACATTGTTCCACTATCATTCATCGCCCAATCAAATAAATCATCATAAAAATTTTTCATTGTAAGATTATATTTTTTCTTCAAATCTAATGCCAAAATTCTAAGCCACCCTAGAAAATGAAATGTAGTTATATACCATTTCCATCCTGATGCTTTTATGTAATCATCGAAAGTCATGACGTTAGAACCAACTACGACATTATTCAAATCTTCTAGAAGTTGATCTGGTGGATGTTCATGATGATAAAAAGCAGGTGGCGTTTGTCTTATCTGAACTCCATATTTTTTGAGATATGCATCATCTCCAAATGGTGTATTTGGAAGAGCAACCATTACATAAATTCCTACATAGTTATGATAATCAATGTCATCCATTAAAGTATACAATCCCTGCTTGAAAGTGTCAAATGTCTCTTCAGGTAAACCAAGTATAGTTTCTATATAGGCAGGCATACCTCTTTTTTTCAAATACTCTATAACTTGTTTTAAATTTGTGTTTTCGTTTGCTCGTTCTACTGCTTTCAATGTGGGTGAATTCATCGATTGTAATGCTATGGTCACACTTTTATTCAGACCTGCTTTCCACAATTCTTCTGCTATATCAAACAAATATGGTTTTTTATGTTTAGCCCATGTGATGTTTAAAGCATTAGGATAACCATATTCTTGATAATTTTTTATTAACAAATCTGATATAATTTTATGCTCTTTAAACATACCAAAATTATTATCAATTAAATGCAAATATTCAATTTTTCTTTTCGAAACCCAATTAATTTCAGCAACCATTTTCTCATAATCTTGCTTTATAACTTTTGTCCAATGTCTATCACCAACCTCACAAAATGTACAAGTATATGGACAACCTCTCTCTAATTCTATTAGACTTTCCCAATTATAAGTATTTGTTTTTATAGAATTTAGTTCATCAAATAAACCATCAAGATATGGACTAGGCATTGATGGAAAGTCTTTAATTCGACTTTCTAATGGTGTGCTAAAAGTTTGTGTCGTAATACCATTGACTGTTAAAAAATCTTTATCGTGAATAATTGCCTTTAACAAATTAGAAAAAACTATTTCTCCTTCATTATGCACGATTATATCAACATATGGACGTTCCTTTAAAAAATCAGAACATCTGCCATATTTTGGTGTGCCTAAACCGCCATAAACAATCAGACAATCTGGATTTATTTTTTTAATCTCTGCACAAACTTTATCTGATTTGAATGTATTCCATACAAAATATGAAACACCTACAACATCACATTCAGACAACTTTTTGGCGGCATCATTTACATCAAATTCACCATCAAGTACATAGAACCAATCATGAAGATCAAAAGAAAAATTATTCGATATTTCATCTATCTTCCTACAATAACTCCAAATACATCCTGTTGAATACGGTAATTTAACTTGATTTGCAAAAATATGAGACAACTCAAGGAATGCTATCCTCTTTTTAGATCCAATGTCACGCAATGAAACCCTCCTCCTAATGTTCTTTGATGTCTCATTGGCATCGGTATGCTTTCAATACCATATCTTAACAATGTTTTTATCAATTCAGTTTGATTCTCGTCTACAATAACAAGTTTTTCATTAACACTTAATAAATTCACACCAATCGCATCAGATGAAATTCCAGAGGCTTCTGTTTTTATCATAGGAAAATTATGAAAAAATATTTTATCCCATTTTTCAAAAATTTTTGGATATTTATCAGGTGTTACCCTGAAACCATTAAAAAGCACAAGACCTTCACGCAATGGAATTATTGTGCTATCCATATGTGCTCCAGAATAAGCATTTCGTTCAATATGTATTTTATATTCAGGAAACATGCTCTGTAACCATTTAGCACCCTTCTCATTACCACTATTACTCTCTTGATATAGAAGATCCATTCCAAGACGAACAACATTTGGTGCATCAAATAGTATCTCTTTATTCATTAGAGTAGGTTTGCTTAGATCATCAAAGTTAAAACTTTCTTCTTTATATCTTTGTTTTGGGGCCGAAAACCATTTAGCTCCATCATCAAATGCTTCATGTAAAATATCATCATATGACCAAGTTTCAAAAATTCGACATCTCATCACACTCGGTACTTCAACAATGCTCGTTCCAAGCACTAAAAAAATGTCACGAGGACAATAATTATGCCAACCAGTTGTTTTCCAATATGGAGTGACTATTGATGCATCATGTCTAACTTGTTTTGGTCTATAAACTTTGACACCAAGTTCTTTTAATTTATCGCTTAACTCCTCTAAATCTTGATTGGCCTCATCAATGACTTTATCACTGTATGAACCAACGAATTTTGAAATTTCATGATATGACAAATTAGCATACATGAAATTTTTCATTGATGGGTCAGGAGGTGGTATATAAGCAAAATCGGCACGACCAACTATTATTTCTTTGAGTGGATCCCAATCATTAACAGAAAATATTTCCATTACATTTCCATATAATAATGTTTTGTGCTATACCAATCCTTTTGTTTAAACTTTTGTCCTCGTTTTAAAATAATACGATCTGTCAAAACACTTTCATCATAATCGTCAACTGCTAGTGCTTTGAAATCCAGTGAACATCTTGTATTAGGCGATTCATTATGTACACGATTACCGTGAACAACATCATTACCAAAAACAACTAATTCATTCATCCGTGCATCTATTCTTCTATACCAATCTTTTTCTTTATCAAGATAGTAAAAATCATTAAGAAAATCACATTCAATTAATGGAATCCAAAAATTCGTTTCAAAAGTAGGATGATAAAACGGTGGTTCACTATCTAAATGTTTATTAAAACCATCAGTAATTTTTTGCACATATTGAATAGAATGAAGAGATGGGAATATCCTAAATGAAGGTAATTTTTGCACATAAATTTTCCTATCATCAAAATATGGTTTAAGGACCTCTTGAATAAAAGAAACCCATAATTCATTAAAAACAGAAGTTCGAATAACCTTTGTATATGTTTCAGCAACAAGAGAAAATTCTTCTGTGCCTCCTGCCATGTTTGAAAATTTGCGTTCAAATTCAAATTTCTTATGTAATTTATCTAAATCTTCTTCGAAATGTTTTTCAAAAACGTTTTTGAAGTTATATTTTGTTTGATCGTATTTAATTTTTTTAATCATAGATAAATTCTCCTATTTTACCTGTATAAAACATTTTCCCAAAATTACTCGCATAATTCAAATTTTTGACATATGGTTTTAATTCTTTTTTATTTTTGATTATGTTTTTTATATTTTCATATAATATGATATGATTTTCTTGTGATAAATGATTTCTTCTATAATCATGATAATTATATCTATCAAGTTCTTTTTTATCGACAACTTCTTCTTGAGCAACAGTGCCTAATATTTTTGTGCTTAAATAAAAATAAGAGGTGTTCAATTTAAAAAAATTCTTATAAATCATATTGTTTAATATTTTTAAACCACAAGTGTAAAAAACTATCGTTTTCATTCCCAATAAAAGAGAATTCATATGCAAAAAACCTAGATTTTTAAAATTTGACCATACTAAATCATCATGCATCGTCAAAAATAAAAAATCAATTTCAGATTTAAAATTTTCATAATATTCTTTTTGTTTCAGTTTCTTGTTATCTTCTACCCACCAACTTTTTTTTTCATCAAAATCCCAATGTATATTATTTAAAGTTTGTGGATTTGTACCAGGATAATGAATCCTGTCTTCTCCGCTTAATAAAAAAATACAAATATACTCTTCTTTATTCTCACCATTAGAAATAAAATTATAATAGTTTTTAAATGAGTAGTGGGGACCTGTCCCTGCTAATGCATAATTTTTTATTTTATATTCTTGACCTAAAAATTCATACCAAGCAGTAACTTCTTTGTTTTCAACTCGTCTATCTTCAGGATCTGCAAAACTATCACCAAAAATTATTATTTTGCTCGACATAACTTATCACAACATTGTGGAAGAGTTTCTTCTCTTTTCCATTTATCAGGTGAAATATATTCTCTCCAAATTTTCATTATGTCTTTTAATCGATGTTTTTTTAAATTATTCCAATCTTTGTCCATAGAATCTAATTTATCGTCAAAAAATGTTTTTTCAAGTTGATGTACAGCATGTAAAGTACAACAAGGATAAACCCTAAAATCAGATGATATCTCGACCTCAGCCCAATCTTGATGCTCGTGCCAACCAACACAATAGACTAGATCTTCATGATCCTTCGCAAGATTTCTTAAATTTTTGTTTATGTTTTCTGGCAGATTTTCATACAACGGGGAGGGCATGTTTTTTCATCTTTCCAATTTTCTTCCGTTAAAATTTTATTATATTCATTGGCTATATTTTCAAATGTATTCGTCTTTAAACTAATATCAATATGTTTAAAGACATCATCAATTTCCCCAAATTCTAATTTTTGAGTATATATGTGACAACATGGATACAAATTCATATCAACATCTATTTCATATTGTTCCCAAGTTTTAAATCTATAATTGTAAAAATCACATTCTATCTGCATATGGAATATTTTATCCCTGATGATTTTAATATTGCTTCACACCTTAAAAGATCTTCATTTTTTATTTTTTTAAATTCTCTACCATTAAATCTACACAATAAATCTAAGTGATGTTTTTTGGCCAATCGTATTACATCAAGTAACTCATGATGATTGTGTTCAAATATTGTATGATCCCAACGTGTTTCCCTGTATTTAGATGCCATAAACATATTTTCTAATGCTTTATTCGTATTTACACTTATTCGATATATTTGATTTGTTTCATCGGATAATCCATCAATACCAAACACAAATCTTGCCTTCTTGTAAGATACTAAAAAATTACTTATCCATTTTGATGATTTTAATCCACCATTCGTATAGATATCAACTCTATCAAATACATTTTCTGCGATTGAAGTTAATTCATTGAGATAAGGATTCATTAATGGGTCACCTATTTCACCACAAAATTTGGCAATCAATCGTTCATAATTATTTCGTTTTAAAAACTCTATATTATTTAATATAAATGTGCTAAAAGTTTCTGTTGTTAAATGTTTAAACGGTTTTGGTATTAAATCTAAAAATCTTGTTCTAAAACATGTAGGACAACCTGCATTACAATAAGAGGTCAACTCAAAATTAAAAACACAAGTTTTTTCATTTGTTAACATCAATTCGCCAAAACTAATTCACTATCGGAAAATTTATTTTTTTCATACAAGTCTACAATGTATGGAATTATATTGTTTTTTACTCTAAATTTTGGTCTTGAATTTATTTTAAGCACTATGTCTATTTGATTTGTTTTCGCAATATCTAAAATTTCTGGTATTTCAAACCAATTATGTTCAAATATAACATATTGCCAACTCACATTTTTATATTTTGAATTTTTATATGCAATCATATTGTCATATGCCTTTTTTGTAACAACATTTCTTCTATATTTTTGATTTGTTATGTCATCTAATCCATCAATTGAGAACATTATTTCTAAATTTTGATAGATATCCCCTAAAGACTTATAAAAATTAGGGTTTCTTACACCACCATTCGTAACTATTTTTAATGTTTTGAATACAGATACACCAAAATCTATAAATTTTTTTATTTCTGGATGGACCATTGCATCTCCAAGTTCTCCTTCATAGGTAACAAAAGATAATTTAAAAGAATCAATATCTCTCGTTATGATAGATTTAAACTCTAAAAAATTCATATGTACTTGATTTAAACCAGGATGTAATGGTTCCATAGGATTATAATGTTTTTCATTATGATCTTTATATCTCTTACAAGAAGGACAGGCGGCATTACAATAACTTGTTATTGTAATATCATAATCTAATTTATACATCGAAATACCCTGTACACGTTTTTTTTAAAATTTTAAACTGAATATCCGAATAGTCATTGAAAAGATCTTCATCCCGATTCGAATACACCAAATAATTATTATCATTGTGTAAATATTCTTGATCATAAACTTTATATATTAAATCATAATTATTTAAGTAATCAATGTATAATTTTCTATTGTGTTTAACTTTTTCATCTAATATTTTTATTTTGGATGCGAAATCTTTCACATTTAAATTAATATATTTTTCAATTTGCTCCCAAAATAACTTCATCCTCGTATAAGTATGTAATTCATCGTCAAAACTATAATCAAATATCTCTTCAAAAATTTCAAAACCCAAATTCTGTAACGCTTTATTATACCCTTTACCTCCCATAAGAATAAACGGACGCTCAAAAAATATTTCTTTCCAAGTTTTTTCCGTAAAAAATGTAGGACCACTACAATATGTTTCTATGACAATATCACAACAAGACTCATGATTTTCAACAGGTAGCATGTGATTAAACACACCCTTATTCAAATAAATGCCGTTTATCAAAATATTTTCAGGACCCATATCAACATCCGTATTATTTAAGTCTATTTCGGTCAAAAGTTTTGACGAATGTATATTAAACCCATTTTTAAACTTGTAATTTTCGGACCACCACTTTGGTTCATTTTCCTCTGCATAGTAAATCCTATGACGAATGTCTTCATTTTTTTCGAAATGAAATTGTGGAACATATGAATATTGAAAGTTTTTATTTTTATAAAATCTATCGATAGTGGCCACCCTCGTAGTTTGAGGACTTGAAGTCAATTGACAAAAATTCCATTTGTTTGGTATTTTGTTTAATTTTCTTATATCTTTTGTTGTCCAACTTGGAAAACCAGTTTGTATAGAAAATGGAAAACATAATAATTTAAATTTTTTTTCAGAGCCAGTTAATGAACAAAATTTTTCATATCTTTCTTTAATATTTAAATCAGAGCATAAAAACCAAATATCGTGTTTGTGATTTTTTAAACCTTCATGTACCCTATAAAATACATATGCCACGCCATCATTTGGGACATCTCCCTCTATGTCAACGGGCCACATTCTAGAACCTTCAGTCATATCATATAATAATATTGGTTCATCGAATTTAAATAATCGATTTAAATTTTCGCTCACTTTTGTTTCACCTTGTTCTTCTTTTAAAGTAATTAGAAAATCTAAATTAACTGTTTTCATAATTCGATCTTTCTTCAATAAATTTGTTTATCCAGGTATCACGATTTTCTATAAACACTTGTGGTACATCATCAGCAACCGCTATGATAATTGCCATGTATGGAATGGCAATACCAGTCATTTCTTCCCACATGACCGAATATGCCGATCCTTGCATAAAGTAGTTATCGATCCATTCCTTTTTCTTTGGTTTATTAGAGGTCTTAAAATCAATTATATGTAGTTTTCCACGAAATTTACCAACACAATCAACTCTTCCAGCAGTTTTTAAATGGTGGGAAAATAAAGTTCTCTCCTGTGCATAAACAACTTCAATTTCATTTAAAATGGTTTGTATAGATTTAAACATCTCTACATTATCAGGTGTATATCCTTTGAATGTAGATTCGTTATTTAGATAGTCCTCGCAAAGTTTATGAACTTTAGTTCCTCTTCTTGAGGCTTGTGTGGAGATTTTATTGGCTTGTTGTTCACCAACTCGTTTACGCCATTCTATTATACCTTGTTTTTTGTATTGAGAGAGAACAGTTGTTACTGATGGATATTTTTCACCTGTAGGTGTAACGTAACACCTCTTACCATTCTCCGTTACAGTATTGAGTTCGATATCACCAAGAATATTTTCATGTATAAAATCAGTCATAAATGTTTATATCACTTCCACGATGAGAACGCTTAATATCCTTCAATCGATCATTGAAACCTTGATCTGGTTTTTTATTTGGTTTTATATTATCGTATGCAAATCCTGGCATTACTGGAATTCTAGAAATTTTACCATCGCAAGGAGAAGTTGCCGTACAACCATATTCTGTAGGTGCATCTCTATCTTCGTATTTTAAAGATTCTTCCCATACAGTTTCGCATTTGTCGCATTTAAATACATATGTTGGCATCAATACCTTTCATGACCAACAAAAAAATGGTCAATTGAACTAAAAGTATTATTAATTCTTGCATATTCATCAGCAGAATCGATGCAAGTTACACTATTAATGCGAAATGGGTAAATTTCGTCCGAATTTCGTTTTATTGTATGAATCCAAAAATCATGATCTTTTCTTAAATTGATTTTTTGCCGAAATTTTGGGTTTAAAACACAAATTCCAGCGTTTACGGCAGTGGGTGCCTTAAATTTAAAGGTTGGTCTAGGAATATAGTTCTCAATCATACCATGTTCGGTTAATTTAACTACAGATTTGTGTTTTTCACCTTTTTTTACGTCATGAATACCCAAAGTACAAAAATTTCGACTTTTTTGATGAAAATCATACATTTTTCGCAAGTCAAAATCATAAATATTGTCACCATTCATGATAATTACATCATCATCAACTCCTAAAGTGTAATCAAGTATGCCTTTTGCTGTTCCAAGCAGTATTTTTTCGGTCACTGGCTTCACATTTACACTTCCTTTGTATTTTTTCAGTGCAAAATCCATTTGAGGAGCACAAAAACTCTGAATTAGTGTGACATTCTTGAAATTTTGTTGTTCAAGCCAGTCTAAATTATGAAAAAGAATGGATTTGTTATTTATAGGTAACAGACATTTGGGTTTGTAGTCCGTAAAAGGTCGCAGTTCCGGATTTAGGCCAGCACAAAACATTATCACGTTCATTTTTTGGCTTCTTTCTTTTTAGTCTTAGTTTTCTTAGCAAATCGTCCTTTATTGTCCCTAACTAACTCCTTGATAGGGGTTGGCTTCAATACTAAATCAGGAAATGCCAAATGTCCAACTTCTTGAGTTATGTTTGGATATTTTTCCTGCAACTTTTTATCTTTCATTTTTGTTAGATCATCTCGTTCTTCAGAGTGAAGACCTGTAATGAGATTGACCCACAAGGATTCTCTTTTTTGTTGTTGTAACTGTGGATGACCACCCTCATAAAACAAATACATTTTTTTCATCTCTGCATTTAGATGTGAAAATTCTGTTCCTAGAACATAATCTTCTGCTTCTCTTTTGATAGCCAAGCCTTCAAGATCAGGCTCACCTTCTGGTAAGAGAAACTTTACATCAGGATGAAAATTAAAATTTAGAAGACCACGAACCGCATAAGTTGCATTTTCACGCAACCAATTTGCACGTTCATTCACATCTTCTATTTCATTTGCTTGTTTGAGTATGGTCGATGTCAGTCTTGACGCCATACACGCTCCTAGAATTCACTTATGTTTTCCATAAGATTTTTGAGTTTATGTTTTACAAAATAATTGAAAAGTTTTGAACGACCATTGGTTGGTTGTTCATGATAACTATCCATGATCTGTTCTTGTAGATCTAATGGGACACGAGTCAGATCAATCAATATTTCATTACGTTGATAGTTGCGTAACATTTCTCCTTCACAAAAATGTTCAGGATCAAGTTCACACCAAACAGACAACTTTTTCTTAGACAATGGTTTTTGTCGTTTTTCAGTCACAAAGGTATCATCAGAAGACAAAAAGTTAGGTATTCCATCACTAGGATCACCTTTGAGTATATGTTCACGCAAAAAAGTCTCTGGATTGTCTGTATTTAGAAATTTCTTTTTGAGTGGTGAATACTGTTTCACATTTTCAAATCGTTGTAATTGAACAAAATCTTTGTCACTAGATAATATCAATATGGGTTCTTGTTCAGATACAACACCATTCAGTTTTTCTTCACGGTTCATCACGAGAGTTGCAATAATATCATCTGCTTCTGCATGGTTAATATATACCATTTTGTAAGGAAATGTTTCTTGTAACTCTCTTCTAATATTATTTAGTATTGTAAAAAGGTTATTCCAGTCGAAATCAGACTTTTCACGTTGTATTTTTCTAGGTGCTTTGTAATGCTCAAATATCTCTTTACGCCAGTTATTTGAGTTGTCACAACATAATACAAGTTCACCATATTCATCCAAAAACTTGTTACGATACATACGTAACGTATTCAGTATCATATGGCGTACCATATCTTCATTCACACCTTGTCTTGCTGATTGCATTAAGTTTGCAATAGCAATCTGGCTATAATCAACTAATATCATAAGGCAAGTTTATGTTCGTTATTCCTAAAATTAATATCTGTGATTGAAATGGTTTCATCATACGACACTTCTTGGTCATTGTCAAATTCAAAATTACCGTCTTCCATCTCCTTAGTCCATGTCATGCGAATGTCAGGATACCAAACACCAATAGTACGTTTTGGAGTGCCATCAGCATTATATGCCATTGCAAGACACTTCCATTGTGTTAGTTCATTCTCTTTTGTGCCCATGAATTGAGCAATCCAATCACCAGTCTTGAGATAATGCTCCATCTGTCTCACGTATGCTTTTTTAGACTCCGACATTGCCATTTCACGTTGTTGAATTTGTGGTGTAATACCCCGACCACGAGCATTCTTAGCATGAGCCGCCGCATCTTCTTTGGCTTCTTTGATCCATGCTTTGACATTCTTCATAGAAAGTTTGTCATTCTCTGGTTTAGACAATACAGTATGATGAATATTTTTATACTCGGCAGGTTTGCGTTTCTTACGCATTTCAGCCATACGTTGTCGCAATACTTCACGTTGTTCTTCCGTAATATTGCGAGTACGTTTTTTCTTTGGTCTGTGATCGTCTTTACTGATCTTCGGGCGTCCTGGTTTTTTCTTCAAACGTTTTGTCATATTCAATCTCATACTTGAGGTTATCAAGAAAATAGGTCCATTGCGAAATGCGTTTTGACCAACTATAATGAGTATACGCATATTCTTGTGCATTGTCAAGATTTTTCTGCACTTTGTCAGACCAATACTCATCCATTACATCTTCAAGTTCATCAGCAAAGCGAACTGCGTGTTCTTGTTTATCTTCTGTATACGTGTACATGTAGCCATATTCACCACATGTCTCTGGTAATGCACCCCAATTAGATGTAACTACGGCACAATGGGCCGACATTGCTTCCATTGCTACTCGACATGATGTTTCTTGCCACGTTGATGGATACGCCAATATATGCATCTTTTTCCATGCTTCTCGTAACTCATCATAAGGAACTGCACCATAATTTGTCATATTTGGATGTTCTTCTATTTTTTCAAATAATGGTTTGAATGGTTCATCATTTTGTTTCCATCCATATAACGAATAACTAGAATATACATGTAGATGCCAATCATCTCTGTCAAGTAGACTTAATGCACCATATAAAACATCAAGTCCTCTTTGAGGAGTAGAACAATACATCAATTGTAAAGGACCGTCTTTTGGCTTGGCATGATACACAATTGGATCAATCGCATTTTTAATTACGACACCTTTTGAGTATGGTATTTTGAGAAGAGTATTAAATTGTTGTTGTTGCCAATGACTGACGAACACTAACTTCTCAAATAAAGATATACCATTAGGTTCTGTCAAAAAACTATGAACGGGATCTAATGCCAAATCATGAAGCCAGTATAAACGAGGCTTATCTTCAAGTTCATATTTGCGAGAAATAATGAATTGAAAATAGTCTTTGTATTCTTCAGGAAGTCTCTTGAATAACTCCATGGTCAGAAGTTCAGTTCCACCCATGGAGTTTTCAGCCATATTACCAGGAGTATGTTGTGGTATATCCACGTCACCTTTTTTCATAATGCTCCATTATAATTTAAAACATAAAGTCTTTTCTTGCATAGAATATATGTGTATCTATCTGTACTGTTTTTTGTGTTTTTTTAGAAACTGCCCATTTAGGATTTGGAATATAATCTGCATGATAGTATAAAGCACCATCAGTAATATCTCTCATGGTGTCTTTATTGTCATAAAACCATGATGCTAATTCTTGTGTACTTTCCCAAGTAGGACCTGGATATGGTATATCATGCTTTCCATCACAATACCAGGAAAATTGGCATCTATCTTTCACTGGGTGTCCAGTTGAATAATGTTTTCCTTGATAAATCACATCACAAAATGAATTTGGAAAATACTTGTTTTTAACTCTGTTATAGGTCACATGTGCGACTGCCAATTTACCTGCAGTTGATTCAACTGCCGCCTCAAAATAAACATTCTTTTGTAGACATGAAATTTGTTTTTCTCTCTCTGCAATTGACTCATATTGTCTAATCTCTATTATTCGTTCTTTTTTTGGAACGAAAAATTGCCTATCAAGGGTATCTTGTTTTGGAATTACGATGGTGGCTGGATAGATTGCGAGTGCAGTCAATATACAGAGGATTTTCTGGAAAAATCCCATATATACTCCGTTAGTTTTGAAATCCATTTCAAATAGTCAACAAATAAAACATAGTAAAAATGTTTGTAGATGTATTTATATACTCAAAAAATTGAATTATGTTGAAACCTCTTCATAATATATTGTATTATAATCACATTTATATGGATATACATCTGTTCTTTTATATATTCTTAAAGTTTGCCACACCATGTAAACATCTTCACCATGCATAATTGTTTTATACGGATGTCTTTGATGTATTGGTCCGATTTCTTGTTTAGCCTCTTCCAAAGTTTCAAATGGTTGTTGCATAGCACATTTTTTACCATTTACATCTTCGACCATTATTTGATATCTATTTGCAAAATAAGCATATTTTTCTTCTCTGCTTTTTTCTTCACTTCCGCCAGTATTTTCAGCCATTTTACTCCTGTATTAATTTTTTGTCAAAACCACAATAATGATACATTAATATAACATAATGCAAACACTTGAGGAGGTCTTTTTCATTCTTACCCTCTTTCTTACCGAAACGAATAAGATATTTAATTGCGGCACCTCTACAAAATTCTTCCGCAATATCTATATGCTCAAACAAATCTTGTATCTGAAAATCACCTTTCGTATAATGTTGAGAATAGGTGCTATCAATATAATCTTCAAGATGTTGTATTATTTGACGTTCATTGTACTTCATAATATTTATTCCTGGTCGGAGCGACAGGATTTGAACCTGTAACCACATGGACCCAAACCATGCATTCTACCAGATTGAACTACGCTCCGATGTGGCTCCTCGGGCAGGATTCGAACCTACGACAAGCAGATTAACAGTCTACCGTTCTACCACTGAACTACCGAGGAGTATGATTATCTAAGATTTGCTTGGGTATTGCGAATTGTAGTCTCTGCTCTCTCAATCTTCTTTGTGAGAGTTTTGACCCACTCTTGTGCAAGAGAAAGATTTGGCTTATCTTTCTCTTTCTTGGCTCTCTTGACCTCATCCTGCTGATCTTTGAGTCCGGTTTTATACAGAGCAAGTTGTGTCTCTGTACGTTTCAAGGCATTTTCCTGCCTCATGCGTTTTCCCTGTCTACCCTTCATTTTTCCTTTTTGGGTTTAGGTTTAACAGTTATTATCCACCCCCTGGTACCATCAGGACGTTTATACTCACATAAAGTTTCAAAATAAAAATCTTTATCTTCCTTGGCCACGATATCGTTTCCAATTACCTCTCTTATTTTTATTTTTAGGTCTCGACCATCGAGACTTTCCAATAGAAGTTCTCTTATACCTCTTTAACTTTTTTCTTACGTATGTACCTACTGATTTTGCCATTGTTTATATTTATTTTGGAGCCAGCGAGAGGAATTGAACCCCCAACTTTCACATTACAAGTGTGCTACTCTACCAATTGAGTTACGCTGGCTTATTTATCAAATGTATATCTACCGTACCTGTCATAACCAATTGCTTTCGGGTATTTAGTAGGAATCCAAACAACTTTTGTAATTTCTACAACATAACCAGGATCAGATTTATCAATAACAGGATAAATCTTATTAGCAATTTTTCTAGACACAACTGTTTGTACTACTTTGTTTGCTATACCTTGTACAATCATGGTACCCCGACCAGGAATCGAACCTGAAATAGAAGATTAGAAGTCTACTGTTATATCCATTTAACTATCGGGGCACATGCCCACTACTAGTCCTCAATAATTGTTTCAAGTTCAACAAGTGAACTACGCCAATCTGTGGTCTCAACTGCTCGTTCAACAATTTTTTCTGAACGACCTTCTTTTGAATCCCACATATCATCTACACAATTAGGTTTATGTGTAAAGACCCACCATGTTCTGTCCCAATCCATGGCGGCATACTTATAGTCTTCATGAATTAGATGACGAACATCCAATTGTTTTTTGAATGGATTAACATCAAACATTTTTAAATTTATAATTAAAGGTTACTATATTCATCAACGAAAGCCTTGGTGACTTCCACTGCATCGGCTTCTTCAAGCCCATGTCTCTCAATAACTTCATCACAAAACTCAATCATCGCCGCATCAATAGATGCATGTACATCTCGTGCGGCCATTGCAGTAGCATATGCTTCTGCACGATATTCGCTAATCAGTCTTGCGACCATTTCTTCTGACATATTACCTTTCGTAGTTTAAGGTTTAAAAACTCATTACAAACATATAATAACGTAACACTGTCATATTGTCAAGTTTTTTTATGAGTTTCCACTCAAATAATTTCGTTTCATTCTAGGGTAAGTCTGTCTTGTAGAAGTAGAATGTGTATCTCGTATTCGTCTATCTGCATCTGGTGTTACATGACCTGATATTTTACGTTCTCTATGAAAATGTAAATGTCTATTAGGTGCACCCATCAAATTGTAAGTGTTATCATGATCTGCTGAACCAGAATCATATAGTTGATCATATGTTGATCTGCTAATTAAATAATCTAAAACATCTGCTTGTGTAAAATCTCTATAAACACCAACTACACATGCTACAATACCAGTAACTTGTGGTGATGCCATACTTGTACCATTATATTGTGTTATATAATAACTACTATCTCTATCATCGGCTACACCACCAGAATGAACTGAACTTTGTATTGCACTACCTGGTGCCCAAACATCAACTCTATCACCTTTGTTACTGTAATAGGCAGTAGCATCATTTCTACTTGAACCACCAGTATATGCATTATATACAGATCCTACACTAATAGTGCCAGCAGAGTGTGTTGGTGATCCCCCTTTACAATAAAATTTTGTCGATCCTCCATCATATAGATAATTATTATAATCTTGATCGGATGTATTTGCAGTTATTTTCATATTATAATTTCCATGGGCACCAATAACTATAATACCATCATCTATACAATCTGTCAAGTCTGCATCAACACCACTAACTCGTGAGTGTACTAACCAATGAGTTGTGTTTGCATGATTTATACCATAATCATTACCATCGGTCAGACTGACATTATTATATGTTGTTCCTCGATATACAACTGTACTAATAGGATATGTATCATAAGCAATATACGTCCAACTATTATTTACGACTGTTGGATTACCATTTGTTTTTCCATTATGAAATGTTCTTATATAATCAAAGATTAAAGAAGAATTTATGTTTGTAGGAGCGGAACCATATGGATTTAAATTATAAATGTTTGCTTGTCTTGCCCAACCTTGTCTGTTACCTGCCGCCGTACCTGCTACATGACACCCATGATTGTTATCGTTTGTTCGACTACTATTTCCACTATCAACATAAGGTGTATATGTATAAGAACTGGTCCAATTTCTCTGTACAACTCTTGTTCCGCCAGTACCATCAGAATTAACAGCCATTTCTGGATGATCCGGATCAATACAACCATCAACAATAACTATATCGACATTTTGACCTTCTTCATTTCCTGTACTGACTATTGATCGAGGCAACCAACTTCCTGCATATTCTGCCGATGAAGATATTCCAGAACAACATCTCAAAATACCCCATTGAACTTTAGAGTTTGACGTTGAACCACCTTTGTCAAAATGAGTTGTACTATCATACTCAAATGCTGGTCTTACTTCAATACCTCTATTTTCAGGAGGTTCTTCTACCGCCATCACTCTATCATCATTCATAATTTGTCTGGCTTCTTCATCTGTCATATAATAATGCGTGTTTCTGCTTATTTCTCTTCTCTTATCACAATAAAAATTCTTAGAAGGTATGGATTCAGTAGATTTATTGGTCTCCATCTCTTCATAAAATTGTTCTGCATCTTTTTTTCGATGTAAAGTAACAATATATTCTTTTTCTTCACTCATTAGTTCTCCAATTTTAGAACTGTAAGTGTAACTTGTACTGTACTTGTAGAACCAGACAAATTAACAACTTTCATATAAATCGTACCACTATCACTCGTAGATTCATTAAAACCAACCGCCGCTGGTGTGATAATTTGAGTATCAGCCGCATCTGTTACAACTTCTACAATTACACCACTACCAGGTTCCGGATCAGTATCAATAGTTCTTGATGCATCAGATGTTCTTGCAGAAGATGATGAATATACTGTCACCCAGGCGGCTCTATCAGTCTGTACGGAAAGAAGAGCATAAGAATTATATCCTGTTACAGATATATTATCAGAAGCATCATCAGCAATTGAACTTGTTGTAGCAGAAGTGGATACTCTATTTTGCAAACCAGTAGCACCACCTTGAATACTACTAATTTCAATATCACCTATCATAGATGCATGATTAATACACTGATATTTGTAAGTGGTTCCACCTAATGCTTGTGGAGGTGTCCAAAACAAATATCCTGATGTCTTATCTTGTGCTGATGATCCAGTCACATATGTCGATGTTCCATCAAAATGCACCAAACCTGTATTGTAATCATTTGCATCACCGGATGCACTTCTTATTGCGAATGGATGACTGGCCGACACACCTTCAAGATAAAAACATATTGTTTGTTCTGCTTTAATTCTTATTGTAGGATTGTTACCTGATAGTTGTGTTCCATCTGGATGTTTTAATATGTAATTATTTCCCGAGGTTGAAACTCTATAGGCGGTCGTTGCTAAATTTCGATAGTCAAAACCTGCACCACCATCTGTTCCAGAAGAACCAGATGTACCAATAACACCATCTGCTCCAGAAGAACCAGATGTACCAGTTGTACCTGATGATCCTGCTGATCCTGTTGATCCTGCACTACCAGTCGATCCTGTTGTGCCTGCCGACCCCGCACTACCTGCTGAACCAGAAGAACCTGCACTACCTGCTGAACCAGATGTGCCATCGCCACCAGAGGCTCCTGCAAGATTAACATCCCAAGATGATTCTGTACCAGAACCAGTAACACTTGTTACATTTATAACTAAAGCACCTGTACCTGCAGTGTAAGATGTAACAGACCCTTCCATAGTATTAGAACCATCATAAGCAATCAAAACAGTTTGTGCAATTGAATATGATAATCCTGTATCAACTGTTAATGATTTTGATCCTGTACCAATAGTTAATTCTGATGATGATGTAGTTTGATAACTATCACCGTCTGAACCATCGGCACCGGATGTTCCAGAGGATCCAGAAGATCCAGTCGAACCTGCGGACCCTGCGGACCCTGCGGAACCTGTTGTGCCCGCTGAACCTGCCGAACCTGTACTGCCTGCTGATCCTGCTGAACCAGAAGTTCCATCATCACCAGAAGATCCTGCTGATCC